CGCCTCGATCTCGATCAGTTCGTCCGGCTGGACGTAACCGCGCTTTGACACTTCATCGTCAAGCTTGACACGGTCCGTCTCAACCCAGACTTCCTCCCCCTGGGGTCCGGTCGGATCGAGCGCCACCTGGCCGGGCGCGGCCGGATACGGGGAGGGGCTGACACCTTCCCCGGTGATACTCCGCAGGCCCAGGTGGGCGGTCACCGCCACCACGTGGTCATTCGGCGCGGCCTGGCCGTCCTGAGAGCGCTCTCCCGCGGCCAGGTGGTGCTGCTTCAGCCGGGTCACGCCGAGCCGGTCGTGGAAGACCGTCACCGGCTCCAGCGTCCCGTCAGCCACCAGAGCGTCGATGGCCTGCGCCACGCCGGGGTAGCCCGGGTTGACGTAGTCGTCCACCGCGATAGTCGCGCCCGGCGCCAGGTGCGGCGCCCAGGCCCGCACGTCCCTGGTGGCGCCTTCAAAGGTGTGATCGCCGTCGATGAACAGCAGGCCGATGCGACCGCGAAGGTTCAGATCCTGTGGGGCTGTCTCCCACTCCGCTGCGGCATCGTGGCTGAACGCCTGCACCAGGCGGATCTTGTTCGAGTAGCCCAGGCCGCGGACCCAGTACCGGGCCCAGGCCCGGGCACCGGCCAGGTCGCCCATCTCGTCGCCGTAAACGTTGCCGTCCAGCTCCCAGGGGTCGATGCCCGTGACGTGCGCGCCGTTGCCCTGCTGCGCTCCCCAGGCCATGATCAGCGTGGTCCGACCGTGGTAGACGCCCAGCTCAACGATCTCCTGGTCGGCCGGTACGCCCATAGCCAGGTCGGCCAGGGTCAGTGCGATCTCGTTGGGCGTGACGGCCTTGACCTGCTTGAACGATGCGGGGAAGGGAAACCTGTTCATGCTCGGCTTGCTCCTTTGCCGGGTCGGGGTGGCCGGGCGGCCCGGCCGGAGGGACTTGATCGTGGCGATGTCAGCCAGCCGCTGGCCGTTCTTCCACGACTCGTAAGCGGCCCGGTCCTTCTTGAACTGCCCGGACGAGTTGACCCGCTTGTACTGGTCATCGCTCTCGGCCTTCCCCGCGATCGGGTGCATGTGCTCGATCCGGATGGCCGGGAGGTGCTTGAGCGCACCGGCCCCCTCGAACAGGTCCATGATCGCGTTGTCGCAGTACATGTGATCGACCGGCGCCGGGACCATCTTGCCCAGCGCCCGGACCGCGTCCGCCGTGATCGCCCACTCGGTGCTCAGCTTCCGGCCCTGGTATCCGTCGTCCCCATAGACCATGCCGGTGCCGAGCGCGCGCAGCTCACTCAGGTAGGTCTTGGCCCAATTAATCGTCTGGGGGAGGTGGTCATCCCCGGCGAAACCGAGCGCGAAGTACTCGGCCTCATCGGCCAGCATCACGGCGGTGGCATTGAGCTTGGTCACCATCGGCTGCCAGCCGGGGAAGGTGACCGTCCGAATCAACGGTTCGCCAGTGTCCGGGTTATCGGTCTCGGCCACCACGTCCCGGTAGCCCTGGATCTCGGGGTCGTCCGCGTCCACAGCCAGCACCAGGTCGGCCACGTCCCAGGCGTTGGTGAAGTCCCAGGCGGAGATGACCTTCCGGATGTTGTCCGGGCGCCCGCGGGTGGGGACGATGACGGCGAGACGGTCGGACATGAGGCGGTCAGCCACGGTCGCTCCAGGTGAAGTGCGGGTGATCGACCTGCGGGCGCTGGCCGGTGTGGATCCGGGCAGAGGTCTGCCAGCGGGATCCCTGGCCGGGCTTGCGGCTGGTCGAGTAAAGGTAGTGGTACATGATCCGGCTGACGGTCACCTCGGACTTCAGCAGACCCCCGCGGCGCAACTGGGTCACCCAGGCCCGATCCTCGGGCGCGCCCGGCCGGGTCTGCCGGAAGTCGGCCGTCTTGGCAATCTTGGTCCTCATCGGGTTGATGTGCGAGATGTCGCGCAGGTACCGATCGGGGAGGTTGATCCAGCCGCCGTGCTCCAGCGCGTGGTATGCCACCGCGGTAGGCCGGTTGTCGGAGTAGCACTGGACCTGGAAGCCAACGTAATCCGGCCAGAGGTCGAGCGCGCTCATCACCTCATCGACAAAGTACGGCGCCACCAGGTCGTCATCATCGACGAACGAGATGTAGTCGGACTCAGCCTGCTCCACCAGCCGCTGGCGGATCGCGGGGAGCGAGGGCCTGCCGTTGTTGAACCAGCCGCGGACGGTGACCCGGCCTCCCCAGGCATCGGTTTGCGGGAGCAGGCCGCCCATGAGGCTGCTGAACAGCACGCTGCGCTCGCCCAGGGTCGGCACCAGAATGGTCCACGTTGGCGGCATGGCTGTCATGTCCACAAAGCTACCAGATCGAGGGCGACTCAGAAACTTGTGATCGGACGGTCACTCTCTGGACCGAGGGGAGCTGTCGGACTTCCCTACGCGTGCGCGGGCAGGCGCGCCCCCGCCCAGATCTACAGAGAACTTTTTCCGACGTGCGTAGGGTGAGAAGGTCCGATCACTTCCCCCGGTCCAGAGAGTGACGACTCAGTTACTCAGGCAGCACGAGCGAGGCAGTGCAGCACGCCCGACCCCAGCGTGAGCAGGGCGTTGTTGGTGTACTGGATGGTGAAACCTGTGGTGGTCTTGCTCCCCGATTTGACCGCGAACACGTAGGGCGTGCCGATGGTCAAGGTGTTGTCCGTCAGGAAGTCCACCTCGTAGTCGGCGGTCGGTAGCGTCCGTCCCCACGAGAAGGCCAGCTCACGCGTTCCAGCGGAGATCAGCGCCACCGCGGGGATGGTCGCCGTCTTGCCCGCGAAGTACCCGGCCGGTCCGGGTGCCCCGGTGTCGCCCTTCACGCCCTGGGCACCCGTGTCACCCTTCAGACCGGTGTCGCCCTTGACCCCCTGAGAACCCTGTGGACCCGGCTCACCCTGAGGTCCCTCCTCCCCTTGCGGACCCGGCTCACCCTGCGGTCCGGGGTCGCCGGTGTTCGGGGTCATCGAGGCGATCGGGAGGTAGTTCTTGGTGAAGTTCTCCTCCAGCCACGGACCGGCAAACGTGCTGAAGTAGTCGCCCAGGTTGAACGTGAAGGCCACCTCGTGGGTGACCGGTTCGAACGACACCTGGAGCATGACCCCGGTGTCGGTGACGACATGGGCGCCCATGTAGTCGGCCATCTCGGTGCCGTTGGTGCCGTCGTACTGCATGAAATCCGTGATCGCGAAGTACTGCTCAGCGGGCATCGCGTTCCCCCTCAAATCCGGCATCAGCCTTATCAGGCTGGCATAAGGGGAGGTGGGGAAGATATGGCCCGAATGATCACCAGGTAGTGACTCCGGGATACGCGGTCACATCGCCCACGTCGTAGACCTCGATGTTGCGGTACGTCCCCGACGCACCCTGATGCGCGCCACCGCTCGCCGTGCTGGCCGCCGCATACAGCGCCACCGCACCGGACACGTCCGCGGTCGGTGTGAAGTAGATGCCGGACCCGGTCGCGTTGACCACGATGTTGGCCACCGGTGTCGGGTACCGGAAGAACTCCCCCAGCAGGGTGGCCGGTCCAGCCCGGTAGGCCCGCAGGTCGGCGTAGCTGTTGGAGTTGCTGTTGGTCACCCCGCCATGCGTGCGCACCTCGTAGACCCGGTTCGCCACGAACGTCACCGTGTTGGTCACCAGGACCGATGCCAGGCCCGCGGTCAGGCTGGACGATCCCTGGGTCTGGCCGCGAGCCCAGATGCCGAGCCCGGCACTCTGCGAGCCGGTCGCTGCCCGGCCGATGATCATCAGTGACCCGCGGTAGGACAGCATCTGCACGATGGCGCCGACCGAGACCGACGCTTCCTGAAGCCGCGGGACCTCGGGCACGGTGACCCCGGCGACCGTGACATCGCAGGTGCCATCGGCGTTGACCACGGTCACGATGCCGACCCGCAGGCGCAGGACGTCCTGACCGTCCTGCTTCCCCAGGAGATCCTGCTTGATCTTGCTGAGCCGCGCGGTGTCCATCAGGAGATCTCCCGGACTTGCAAGCTGGTGTCACCGGTCAGGTCCAGGGTGACCGCGTCCACCACCAGAGTCAGCCCCCGGACGCTGACCACGTCGCCCGCGGTGATGGTCGGGTCGTAGGGGACGGTCAGGGTATAGGTGGCACCGGCGCCGACATTCTCGGCCAAGATCGTGTTCGCCGCACTCTGTGCCATGGCCACGGTAGTCAGCAGCGGTGACGAGTAGAACCGGGTGACCCGGCCGTAGGGGCTCGTTCCCGGCCCGGTCCCGGCGTAGGTCGGGGAGCCGGGGTCGGTGTCGATGGCGACCGCCTGGACCGGCGGCACACCGTCCTGGCCCTCCCCGCGGGCGACCACGACGTTGGGCGGCTTGCTGTCGTAGTTCGCCGACAGCGAGGCGAGCGACAGCGGGTAGGCCGATGTCGGGTCCACGCCGGTCGATCCGACCAGGATGTGGCCGACCCGGTCGTACCACGCGGTCCGGCTGAACCCGGAGAGCACGTCGAGCAGTTCCTCCCAGGGCCCGGTTTCGGTGTCCAGGCCGAACGTCCGTACGGCGCCCAGCTGAGATCCGGTGACGGCCACGCCGGGGTTGATACCGGTCCGGCTGATCACCACGGCATTGATCATGTCGGCCAGGTCCTGACCGACCGCGATACTCAGCGAGGTCTCGAACCGGTAGCGGTCGACGATGCCGCTGACGTCAGCCATCGAGACGTCGACAACACGCTGGCTGGCGGAGGTGGAGGTCTTGACCGCGGTGATCTCGTACGTCCCGTACGGGACAGTTGACACTGAACCGTCAAGCAGCTCGATCCCGAGCGTCGCCGTGATCCGGGTGCCGAACGGGGTCAGGATGTCGCCCGGCCGGGTCGGTAGCAGCGAGCTGCCCGAAAACGTCATGCGCCCGTCCCACCGGCCGTTACGGCGGGAGTCCTGGGTCAGCGAGCCGGAGACCGGCTCCAATGACACCGTCTCCCCGGCGCGGCTCGCGGTGAACGACATGAATCGCCGGTAGGCGGTCGGCGTGCTCAATGCCTCCTGGTGCCGAGCGCTTGTGAATGGATTCACAAGTACACCTCCGGGGAGTCGACGTCAGGCCAGGGCTGACGGACCATCGAGACCTGAACGACTTTCACATCGGGCGCCGCTGGCCGGACCGTCCATCCGGCCGGAGCGAACCAGCCGGGTTTGCCGATGGCCGGGGAGTAGTAGAGCCGGTCGGACGCCAGCAGCTCCTCCAGCGCGTTGATCGCGGGCATGCCCTGCACCGCGATGGTCAGCGCCATCTCGTCCCCCTGGGCCGTGCTTGACACCGTGTGCAGGCCACCGTCCAGCGGGGTGGAGTCGGCGACCAGCTTGGGGTATGAGTCGGTGCGATCGGTGACGACCGTCATGGTGGTCGTCAGGCTGGCCAACCGGTCCAGGCCGTCGTGGTAGGTGAAGCTGGGGACCGTCGTGCTGGCGTAGTCGGTGGTCTTCAGCTCGGGCACGGGGAGTGGGCCACCGGATATGGTGCCGTCCAGCCGGACGAAGTGGACCTCCTTGTAGACCGGGGTGTGGTCGGCGCTTCCGCTGGTCCCGGCCCCGGCCGCGCTGACCGGCGGGATCGCCGTCGCCGTGTTCGCGCTCGTGTGATCGTGGCCCGTGGTCGGCGAGCTGCCCAGGTCCCCGGAGGATGGCGCTTCGAAAGATCCGGTGGTCGAGGTCAGCACGTTGGTCGTGTGCGCGTGCGTCGGTAGATCGTGGTCGTGGTTGGGCAGCGAATGCGTGTGCGTGGCCGAACCGCCGGTGCTGTTGACCGAGTCGGATCCAGAGTCCCGGCAGAAGTAGCTGCGCATGTCCGGCGTCCCGTTGGTGCCGTCGCAGAGGGTCAGCAGCGGATCCAGCGAGCCGACCGCCCCGGTGTAGAGCCCGATGATCCGGGTCTGTGTCCCGCCCCCGGTGTTCCGGAGCACGCGCAACCGCCGGTGGATCGGCTCCAGGGTCGAACTCCCGGTGACCCCGGGGATGGACGCTGCGAGGTTGCCGGTGGAGTTGGCGCCGATGTCCATCGGGTGCGTGTGCCGGGGGAGCCACCGCGGGGTGCTGGATCCGAACCCGGCCTCGGTCGAGCTGGCCGGGTTGCTCAGACCGGTAGCCGCGATCGAGTGGTCATGGGTGCCGCCGGTGTGGGTGTGCGCGTCCACCGAGTGGGCGTGTGAGTCGGCGCCCGCCGTCCCGCCGCCGTTCCCCGCGGCCGCCGCGCCGCGCAGGTAGCGCCCGGTGGCCAGAGCGTAAGTGCTCCAGCCGGACACGCTCTCGGTCGCCCAGCCAACAGCACCCGCCGGGTAGGCAGGCTGCGAGCCGGTCGACTTGATCCAGATGACGTCCAGTAGAGGTGGCGTGTTGGCTGCCGGGCTGGTGAATGCCTGAGTGTTGCCGGAGGCGAACGATGCGCTGGCCCCGGTCGCGCTGGGCCGGGTGTGCGAGTGCGGCTGGTCCGCCTGCGGCTGGCTGGCGCCGTTGAACCGGGCAGAGGTGGTGCTGGCGTTACTCGTCCCCGTGGACCCGCCGACGGTGTGGCTGTGCGAGCCGACGGTGTGCTGGTGGAACGGCGTCGAATGGCTGTGCGACGTGGCTCCGCCGGTGGCGCTGGGCGCGCCGGTACCGGTCGCTCCCCGGGGGAAGTAGCCGTCCAGCGCGGTGACCCGGCTCCAGCCGCTAGGGATCGTGCCGACGGTGCCCGGCCAGCCCAGGATCAGGTCGGCCGGGATCGTGCTCGGCAGTTCCACCGAGGTCGAGACGTAGCCCCAGTACCGCACCCGGTAGGTGATGTCGCAGGACAGGCTTGACACTGCACAGTCAGGACCGAGTTCGTTGTCCAGCTGCGGGATCGCCAGGTCGAGGTAGGAACCGTTGAGCCCGTCCGGGACGACAGCGATCCGCTGTGACGTGGCGCAATCCTCGCGCCAGACCTCGGCTACCACGTAGTCGTTGTCCCAGGTCTGGCCGCCCGGATTGACCCAGCTGACCCGGTACCCGCCGAACTCCGGGGTCACGGTGATCAGGGGAGGCGACGGCGGCGGCACGGTGTTGGCCAGCGTGAAACTGACCGTGGTCGTGTGCTCGAACGGGTCGCTTCCCCGGATCGTGGACCGCACGGTGAAGGTCGCCGTGTAGGCGCCGTTGGCCAGGTTGTCCGTGACCGGGACCGAGGTCGGCGCGGCCCCCATCCCCGAGGCACTGAACGCGCCGACACTCACCGACCAGTCGAGTGGGGGAAGACCGTCGTAGTCCACACCGCCCAGGTAGAGCGTTGGCTGGGTGGTGTCGGTGACCGTGCCGCCCGACTGGTTCGCCCCCGCGGCGTCGCGGACCTGTGGGGAGAAGTCAGGCCGCTCCCGGCAGTCGATGTCGACGTAGACCTCGGAGGTGCGCAGCTGGCTGGCGCCGTCGGTCCAGTTCGCATATCCGCCACCGAGGTTCAGGTCGGCCAGCGCGCCGGAAGTGGCCAGCCCGTAGGCCGAGTCCTGGAACCACGGTGTGCTCTGCTCGGTGAACGTGGTGCTGACCGGCACCGTCGCATACTCGATGTACTCCGAGGTGCCACGGCCCAGGTCGATATCCTCGCTCGTGTCGCCCGCGTCGCACCGGATCCTGACCCGGCCCCGGATCCGGTGGCGCTGGTGGTTGGCGGGCGGGGTGTGCGAGCCCAGGCGCAGCGACCAGTTGTCGCCGTTGTCGTTGATGATGTCGAACGCGATGTAGGTCGAGTCGGAGTTGTCCGAGGTGACCCCGTGCAGCGTCCCGGACGGGGTCGCGACTCCAGCCCCGGCGTCGTTGGTCGATACCGGGCGGAGCACGTCAGTCTGTGACACAGGACCCCCTCATTACAGGCACGACTGTCATACTCCCACATCGGCGTGCTGAGCTTGGGGTTGCGGACCAGTAGCGATGAAGTCCGCGGTGACCTGGGTGATGTGGCCGATCTTGACCACCCGGATCGAGCTGGCCACCGGCGCAGCCCAGACCTCATCAGCGTCACTCGGGGAGACAAGAACCAGTGGGCGGCTCAGCATCATCTGGAGGGACGCCAGGTGATCGACGCTGTCCACCGCGGCGGACAGGTGCAGGTTGCGGCCGCCGGGCGGGGCGGACGTGATGAACTGCCCCCCGGAGACACCCTGGGCGTAGGTGAACGGCCGGTCCCGGTCCCAGTTGAAAAGGCCGCCGACCCCGGTCCAGACCGGGTCGCCGAAATTCTGGCTGCGGATCAGGTGCTCATTGAGGTCCCAGGTCAGGCATACATCGCTGCCTTCCATCTGGACCCAGTCGCTGACCAGCAGGGACCCGTCCTGCCGGGCCACCGTGCGCACCTCGTAGTAGGAGCAGCAGGGGTCCGGGTGGTAGTCGCAGCTGGATCCGATACCGGTGCGCGGGACCGACCAATCGACGTACGAGGTGCACTCGCCGGTCTCCAGCGGCCCGACGATGGCCACGGTTGTCAGCTGCTGTGAGCTGACTATCCGGGCGGCACTGCTGACTGTCCAGAACTGTCCGACTCCGTCATAAAACCCCTGGGTGCCGGACGGCCAGATGGTGAAGTCCGGGGAGGCGAGGATCGCGCCGGACCGGCCGTCGCGGATCTGGGCGTAGTAGACCCTCCCCTTGAAGTGGCCCTGAGTGCCGTCCTCGCGCGCGCCGATCTCGTAGTCCTCGACGCTGGCCGGGTGGTAGATCGAGGTGGTCGGGGTTCCGCTGATCACGTTGCCCAGCTGGATCCAGTTGCCATTCTGGTCCTGGGTCTCGAAGGTGACCGACCACCCACCCGCCCCGTTGTTCGTGTCCAGGAAGACCCGGAGCGTGACCGTGCCGAGCGGGTCGACTGGCGGTCGCGCGGTGGAGCGCGCCTCGATCTGATCCACCTGGTTGCCGGTCGGCGTCCAGGCCAGCACCGGGCGCCCGGCCAAGGCCGGGTCCCCTCCGCCGTCGGCGTCCACGTAGACGAACCAGGACCGTTTGCCGTCGGTGTTGCCCTGCTTAGAGATCAGGATCTGGTCCCCTGCTGGCCGCCAGTCGTCATCGCGCCGGGCCTGGATGGTGATCTCCAGGTCGGTCGGCCCGGTGGGGTGCAGGTCCGGGGACCAAACGTAGTTGGCGCCGTCGCCCGAGGTGGAGCTGGCCCGGGCAGTCAGGGTCATCTCGGCTCGGCTGGCCACCGTCCGGTTGGTGCTGCTAGCTGCGCTGGCCGACAGCGTCATCTCACCGGTGCCGGTGACGGTCCGGTCGTTCAGGCTGTTGCTGTGCGTCTCGCTGGTGCTCAGCGTCATCTGAGCGGTGGCCGCAACGGTGCGGTCGGTGGTCTTGGTGGCGCTGGCGTCGAGCGACATGCCGCCGCTGGAGGTCTTCGTGCGATCGGTCGTGTTGGTCGCGGTGGCGTCGAGCGTCATGCCGCCGGTGCCGGTGACCGGGTGGTCGTTGGATGAGGGGACGAATTCGACCAGGGCCCAGATGGTGCTGATCCGGCGCGAGGTGGTCTGAGCGACGTTGCCCCGGTACCCGATCTGCATCGAGTCGAGGGTGGTCGGTGTCCAGGCGGTCGAGGTCTGTGGATTGGTGTACGCGGTCAGCTTGTAGGTGTACGGGGATGCCAGCGCGTGGGTCCGGAAGCCGTTCACGTTGACGGGCAGCGAGGCACTCTCGGTCGTCGTCCCCGATGCCTGGCCCTTGATCCGGGTGACGATGCTGGCCGTGGTGGCAGCGTTCGATCCCATCCGCTGACCGACCTGAACGAGCGTTACGGTGTCGCTGGATCCGATCCCGGCTGACGCTGAACTGTCAACGTTGAAGTCATCGATGGTCGTCGTTCCGGTGACCGTCGTGTTGTTGTACGTGGTGAGGTCGTCCGGCGTGGTCTCGCTGACCCGGGTGTAGTTGTTGGCCGCCCCCGCTGTGCCGCCGACCGCGGTGGCGAACCCACTGTTGTCGCCCGCGGCATTGGGCTTCAGGTGCACGATCGACCCGGCTCCGGGCAGGCCGTTCTGGACCGAGCCGCTGTTGTCGTTGACCGCGATGTCGTCGAAATACACGTCGGCCGTGCAGGAGTCGAACAGGCCGAACATCGCCTGGGTCCCGCCGAACGTGTCGGCGCCGGACAGCGTGCAGGCCGAGACTCCGTCCACGTAGCAGGTGGCCAGGTCGGTGCCGTCGTCATAGTCCAGCTCGATGCGGTACCACTGACCAGTGCTCAGCGTGATCGTGCTGGCCGTGCCGATCAGCACGCTGTTGGTGCCGCCGATCGCCAGCTTGCCGTCGGTCCGCAGGCGCACTCCGTAGCCGAACGGGGAGGTATCGATCCAGCCCATCAGCATCGTGTTCGCCGACGGCAGGGTGGCGATGTAGACGTAGGCCCGCAGGTAGACGTGAGCACTGGTGGTCGTGCCGGTCATCAGCGAGTGGCGCAGGTAGGCGCTCGCCGCGGTGGGGTTGCAGCGCAGCGACGCAGCACCGGTGCGCTTGGTCGTCGTGTTGATCGACGGGGAGCCAACCGTGGTCTCCCACTCCCCAACACTGCCGCCACCCGCCGATCCGACGGTTTGCAGCTCGAAACCACTGGACCACAAGCGGGCCACGGTCTACCTCCTTACGGCTCTTCAGGGAAGGGGTATTCGGCCTCTTCTAGATTGACCTGCTTGCAATTGGCCCACACGACACGATTGTCTTCCGACAATCCGGCCAAGATCTGCCTGACTACGTCCCCGCTGGTCTGGCCGTTGTCCCCGCAAATCAGAATGTTCGTTCCGCCTTCAGGGAGTGAAAGCTGGATCCGAAAAGCTGGGTAGTGGTAAAGGAGGTTTGACTCCTCGTCAAACAATGGCATTCTTTTACCCTTTCTGGTTAGTCGGCGTCGAGCGTGGCGGTCAGCTTCAGGTTGCCCGCCGAGCCGAACACCTCGGACGCGCTCAGCGCGAACCCGCCGTAGAACGTGCCGCCGCTGACCGCGGTCCAAAGACCCCAGTGCGTGACCGTGGTCCCGGCCGGGATCGGGATGGTGACCTCGGTGCCCGTGGTGTCGCCGGAAGTGGTGCTGCCCCAGGTGGTCGCCTGGCGCGCGTACGAGCCGCCGACCACCTCGTTGGAGCCGGAGCTGTTGGACAGCACGGTGTGCGCCGACAGGTAGACCGCGGCGCCCTTGACAGCGTTGATCGCCGTGTTGAGGGCGGTATCGGTGAAGGCCATGATTCTTGCTCCTTAAGTGTCAAGCTCCCGGCAGGTCCAGGTACCCGCCGTACGCACAGTCGGCCCGCCGGATCTCGACCCACACCTGATCATTGTCAAAGTCCTCGGCGTCCGGCGCGCACACCTCGATCTCGTAGAACGGGGTGGCGGGCACCTGGTTGACCACCGGCGCGTCCGGCGGGGGCACGGTGCCGACGGCCACGATGAAGGCGAGAGTCTCCTCCTCGCTGCCGTACGAGATGCTGCCGCTCAACGTGGTCCAGATCAGCATGTGCGCCACGTAGGAGCCATTGCTCAGTGCCACGGTCTGCCGGTCGGCCGGGGAGCCACTGACCACGCCGGTGTCCCAGACGATCGCCCCGTCCTGGGTCACCCAATAGCGGTACTGCCGGGTCGGCAGGCCGTCCAGGTCGATGGCGCTGGGGTGCAGCGTCGGCGCAGCCGTGTCGCTGACCGTGGTGGTCGAGGCGCCCGAGCCGTCCAGCACCTGCGGGGTGAACTCGGGTGGCAGCCGGGAGTCCACGTCGAGGTACAGCTCTTCGATCCGGACCCCGGTGCTCTGCCCGTCCACGTAGGCGGACAGGATCGTGGCCCCGTCGATCGGCGCACCGAAGCCCCAGGACCCGGTGACCGTCGTGGGCGACGCGGGGAAGGCCGTCGAGGCACCGGCGATCAGGCTGCCGCTGGCCAGTCGCACCGCCCACCAGGCGCTGCCGTCCTCCCCGCGGGCGCGCAGGCGCACCTGGTGACGGCGCTCGCCGACCGGCGGTGAGTCCACCGGCGTAGCCAGGATCATCGGCGAGCCGGACCCGCCCCAGGTCGCATACGTGCTGTCGTTGTCGTCCGAGGTCACCCCGTGCAGGGTTCCGGTGCTCGGGGTCCATCCCGCTCCCGAACTGGTGGCGCTCGGCCGGAGAGTCGTAATCGTCGCCATCGTCAGCCCTGCGCATTCGCGAGCGCTTCGAGGATCGCTTCGGCCGCTTCCTGCCCAGCCGCCGCGCCACCGCCCTGGATCACGATGGCTCCCGGCGCGATGCTGAGGTTGACGCTGCGGCCCGGGCTGGCCATGCTCGCGCCGTCCCCGCCACGAACCCCGCCAGCGGGGAAGCTCAGGCCGCCGATGTCGCCCGCGGCCGCCGCCACTTCCCGGCCCAGGGCATTGCGCCGCTCGGAGACACCCTTGGCGATGCTCTCCATCATGTGCTGGCCGGAGTACCGCAGGTCACCGCTGCCCGAGAGCGGGCCGATCTTGGCCGGGCTGAACGGCCAGTGGTCCCTCACGAATCCGGCCGCGTTGCTGATCGTGGCGCTTAGCGCGCCGAGCTTGGACTTGATGCCGTCGATCAGACCCTGGATGATCTTGGCGCCTGCGCTGGTCAGCCAGGAACCGGCCGACGAGAAGGCGCCGGTGATCGCGCTCTTGATCGACCCGATCGCGCTCTTGGCCCTGCCCACCCCGGCCGAGATCAGGGAGGAAGCAAACCCGACCATCAGCTTGACTGCGGCCGCCGCGAGGCTGCCCGCCACCTGGAGCACGCCCATCACCATCGCCGCGTTGATCCGGGCGATCGCCGACAGGATCGACGGCAGGGCCCGGACCAGAGCCATGGCGAGCGCGGCCATCAGCGTGTTGGCCGCGCTGATCAGCTGGGGAGCGTTGGCGATCAGCGCGTCCACCAGCTTGGGGATCAACGTGCTGGCTGCGAACTCGGTGATCTTGGTGGAGGCGTTGATCAGGCCGGTGACGATCGTAACGATCATCTCGATACCGGATTGGATCAGGCCGGGGTTGTTCTGAATGAACGAAGTCAATTGCGGGATCAGCGTTCCGCTGATGAACGTGCTGATGACCCCGATATTCTGGACCATTCCGTCGGTCAGTTTCTGGAGAATGGTCAGACCGGCCGCAATGAACTGCGGGGCATTCTGGAACAGCTGGGTAATAGCCGGAATGATCACCGTGGAAAGCGTGGTGATGATCGTCCCGATATTGTTGACCATCCCCTGCATGATCTGCTGGATGGCGTTGACCCCGGCCTGGAGCAGCTGTGGCCCCTGGGTCGTCAGCGTGCCCAGGATGGCCGGGATCACCTCCCCCTGGATCGCGGCCACCAGTTGGGGCATGGCCTGACCGATGCCCTGGATGATGGCGACCAGCAAGTTGCTGCCCAGCAGGATCAGCTGCGGGATCGCGTTCAGCAGCGCCATGATGATCTGTGGGATCGCCTGCACCAGTGCGGTGGCGACCGTCGGCAACGCGGTCAGGATCCCGGTGATCAGACCCTGGATCAGTTGCAGGCCTGCCGAGATCACCTGCGGGATCAGGTTGATCACCCCGGTGACCAGGGTGGTGATGATCTGCACCACGGCCGGGATCAGCGTAGGCAGCGCGTTGACGATGCCGTCGGCCAGCGCGTTGACCAGGGCGCCCGCAGCCTCGACGATCCGGGGCGCGGCAGAGACCAGCGCGTTGACCAGCTTGGTGACCAGGTCGACGATGCCCGCGACGATCTGGGGGACCAGCGATGGCAGCGCGTCGGCCAGGCCCATGGCCATCTGGATGACAGCGTCGGTGACCTGCGACCGGAACGCGATGATCCGGTCGATGATGGTCGGCAGGTTGGCCGCCAGGTACATCAATCCCTGGGTCACCAGGTTCTGGATCATGTCGATCCCGAACTGGAATGCCTCTCCCCAGGAGTCGAATCCGGTAATGAAGTTCTTGACCGCGATGTAGGAGTTGGTCAGCCAGCCGATGAACTCACCCAGCCACCGGATTACCTGGCCGATACCTTTGATGAAGTCCTGGAAAAAGATCGTTGCTGCTGGCCCGCTGGCCGCGATGTTGCCGAAGAAATTACCGATCGACTGACCGAGACCGGGAAGGACGTCCGCCATCCCGCGCAGGAACGGGTCGGCCGCCCGGATCAGATCCCGGAACCCGGGCAGCGTGTTCTTGACCAGGCCCGCCAGCCCGGTGGCGAACGGCTCGATGGCGGGCGCTACGTCCTTGAACGCGCCCTTGATGTCCGGGCCGATCTCCAGCACCAGGTCGCGGAAGATCCCCAGCGAGTTGATCAGCGGTTGCAGGATCGGCTGGGCCGCATCGCGGAACGTGCTCTTGGCCGTGTCAGCCAGCTGCTTGGCCGCCGCCTTCAGGCCCGGCTCTTCCTTCAGCAGCATGGCGCCGAACCCGATGAACCCGAGCCCGCCACCGGCCAGCACCGAGGCGGCGATCAGGCCGCCGATCGCCGGGCCGACCACGGCGGCCAGGCCCGCAGCGATTCCGAGCCCGGCCGTGACCAGCGCGGGCGTGATTAGTTTGGGCAGGATCTTCAGGCCCGCGCCCAGGGCGTTGGCGAACAGCGTGGCTGAGTCGGTGCCGGTCCGGCCGAACAGCCCGGCCAGGAACCGCCGGATGCCGTTGCCGTCGGTGTCCTTCTTGATCGCCCGGCTGAAGCCCTTGCCCGCCGAGCGCCCGGCCGCTTCGCCTGCTTCCTTGCCCGCCTTATCGAAATCCTTGACGAACTTGCCCTGTGCGTCACGCAGCTTGCCGTCAGCGCCGCGCCTGACGCCCTCCCCCAGCTGCTCGCCCGCTTCCTCACCGGCCTTGCGCGCGCCGTCCTTGTCGACAGGGATCTCGACCGGGTCAATATCCATATCGGACAGAGCGGCATTGAGGTCCCGCTTGGTCTGGCGGGCAAAGTTCCGGACGTCGCCGGTGACCTCTACGCGGGCGGAGCCGACATCTGTCACGTGACCAGCCTAGATGGCCGCCGGGCGTCACGGTAACTCTGGGCGGGGGGACATCTCGCGTAGGCTGGCCGGATGAACGTCTCAGATGCCCAGCTGGCGAACATCGGGGACACGGTGGTCCTGGACGACCCCTCGTTCCCCTACCGGGTCCAGGTGCGTCTGTCTGGCGATGCCGACCGGCCCGCGGTAACGGAGCTGATCGTCCGGTCCCGCTCGGGCGACCCGATCACCTCGGCCGTGCTGGCCCAACTGCCGGTGCGGCAGATCGCCGGTGTGGCGGCCAGCGCCATGGCCGGGGAGGCTGAAGCGCAATACCGGATGCTCGCGCGCCCGCGCCCGCACGGGGTCCGCAGCTGGCCGGACGACCACTTCTATCGGGTTGCCCGGGTCGCTAGCTGGGCCCGGCAGATTGGCCGGGCCGGGGGCGCTGCCGGGGCCGTGTCCGAGTTCTGGAACGTGCACCACCGGACAGCGCGGCGATGGATTTCTCAGGCACCGGGGCTGGGGCCGGGCGCGGCCCGGCCATCGTCTCGAACTCCGTGACGACCCGTTCCGATGGGACCTTGGCCTTCCCCGGGGTGCTCAGGCTTTCGTTCTCCAGCAGCGCCAGGAACTTGGTCTGGCCGTCCTTGTCCATCCCCTCCATGGCCACCAGGTAAATCGCATCCAGGGCAGCGCCGATCGGCATGATGTCCCAGCGAAATCCGCTGCGGGCCAGGTGACCGCCGATAGCGTCCCAGCGGTGGTTTGCGATCGCGACCAGGACCAGCGCGGCGTGCATGGACCGACCGGTGACCTCCCCAATCACCTCGATCAGGACGTCCTCCAGGTCCTGGATGCTGGCCGTGCCGTCCAGCAACATCGCGCTGAGCGGGTCGTCCGGTCCTGACTTCAAGAAGTCAACCAGGTGAGCGCCGGAGGGGTCGGTCAGCACCGGCCACCAGTCGGCCGCGGGCATGGCCGGGATCTCGAACTCCCGGCCACCCAGCGCCACTGTGACGGCCCAGCACCGCATCGAGGCGAGTGGGTCGACATCCATCAGAACACCGGGTCGTCAGCCAGCAGACGCGCCAGTTCGAGCATCCGGGCCACCGAGTCGTCCGGGGTGGAACCGTCCCACTTGGGTGCGTGCTCCCGCTCAGGAACCGCTCGGAAGTCCTCCCAGTGCTCCATCTCGTAGTGGTACGTGACCGGGCCGTTGGGGAAGACGATGCCGACGATGAAGTACCCGGGGAACATCGGGCCGTCGTCCGGGTGATGTGCCTTGCTGCGCCACGAGTCACCCGCGGTAGCAGCGGCCGCTGCCAGCACCGCGGTCAGCGCCCGGCGATGCGCATACAGCTCGCCGAACGTGTGGTGGCCATCGCTGACCTCATCAGGGTTGACCGCTACCTCCGCCACCCCGAAGTGCGTCCCGTGCTGGATGCACCCGTATACGGTGGCTCCCGCTTCCTCGCACGTCTCCAGCACCCGGCTCACGATTCGGCCTGCTTCCCGAACGCCGGGCCCTTGAGGTCCGGGTGATTGGGGAGGCTGAACGCCGGGGGCTTGACGACCTCCTGCGGCCGGGGCACGGACCCGGCCCGGCCGGTGTCGCTGCGGATACCCGCACGGACCGCCCAGTCTTTGGCGTCGGTCAGGGTCTTCAGCGTGTGGGTCAGCTCGGGCACATCCTTGATCGAGTTGATCACCTCGACCGCGGCTACGTAGAACGGTCTGGCGTAGTTCTGGAGCGCCTCGGGGAGGTGAGCGAAAGTCAGCCACTGGAGGGCGTCACGCACCGCCTGGTGCCGCCCGGTGGTGATCACCTGGGCATGCTCCCGGGTGCCGACCACAGTCGAGGGGTCCTGGCCCCGGCCCAGATATTCCATGGTCACGTCGTCGCCTTCTTTCGGGCCGCCTTCTTTACGGCGCGCTTGGCCTCACGGTTCGGGGCATTCTCCCCGGCCGCTGCGGCGAACCCCTCCGCTACCTGGGTAAGGAACGGGGTGAGCAGCTCGAAGCTGAGCGTGCCGTCCAGGAACTGCTCATCGATCCACGTCACGTCCGCTTTGTTGACGATGATCGAGTCAACGATCCTGCGCAGCCGCTCCAGGGCCGCCATCACCTCCGACCCGGTCCAGCCTGTGCCCATCGGAGCGTTACTCAGGTTGTCCAAGGTGCGCTGCCAGACCAGCAGCTGCTCGGGCTTGGGCATGTGCACGTAGATCTCGCGGTCGAGCAACGGCACTGGGATCTCGGGGACGACCACCACTTCGTCCTGTTGCTGTTCGGTCATGGTGCCACTGTAACCCAGACTCAGAGGGCATCTCAGCCGATGCTGACCCGGAAGCCCTCGGCGGTGGCCACCTCACGCAGCGCGGTGGCCAGGTAGGGCCGCCCGGCACGCGCCTTCTGGTGGACCTGCCGGGCGTAGACCGTCCGGCCGTCGACGGTGAACTTCAGCCGCCCGTTGCCCTTGGCCCGGATGGTCAGCGCGCGGCGCCCGTTGTGCACCGCGGCCGCATAGCGCGCGTCGTAGACCACACCGCCGACAACGACCAGGCCGTGAACGGTGGCCGGTTCGATCCGGCCGGTGGACCGCAGCAGGCCCGTATTCACCGGGACCAGGACCTGCGATCGGGCGTGCGTGCGCCGGATCACCCGGTTAACCTTCTTGCGCGCCTCACGGAGGCCGACCGCGTTGAGCTGCGCTTCATCCACTCGGAGTGTGTGCCGGGCCATGACTCCAGGATACGGCTTGACACCTCCCCGGCGCGCCGGTAAGGTTCATCTCGTTCAGCCGAAGCGGAGTCAGGGAGTAGTCCCGTCGCCCGGCACTACCTGCGGAGTGGGCGTACCGACCGATCTCCGTGCACTACCAAAGGGCAATCGGTTGACTGCCGTGAATAGAGCGGTGGAGGGGTAGGGGCCAAGCGATGAGCCGTCCCGAGCATCACGCCCATCCGGGGAGTCGGCCCACCAGAATCCGGCTGGCGCGAGGGCGTGATCGAAAGATCACGGGGGGCTGCCCGAAGTTCCCTCGCGTCGCACCAAAGGGGTGTAGCTCAGTCTGGACAGAGCACCGCCTACCTGCCGCAAGTCACAGGGCCGTTGATCAGGCACCGACTTGCGACCAGGCCCGGCCTGTACAACCGGGAAGCTCAGGCGGAGGTCGGGGTGTTCAAATCCCCCCACCCCTACGAAGCGGGGTAGAGGTTCGCTGTCCCCCGCTGGTGGGCGATGCTGGGGCCGGGAGCGCGGTCCACCCGGAAAGGCCGGGCGTCCTAGGGGGCAACCCCAGCAGCTAAGACGGTCCGGGATCGAGCGACAGCCAGCAGGCGCGCTGACAAGGCGGCTCTTTCCCGGATCACCGATCACCGGCCGGGGCCTGTCTCCGGTAAACCGCGCACTCGTCTGGCAGGCCCGTGACGCGCTCCACGCCGCAGCCAGGAGCTTGGCCGGTGATCGGGTCTGACCCATTGCGATCATGCCAGCGATCGCTGTAAGGTCACGGAAGAGGATATGCGTGGGCCCCCCGGCTCAGAACCGGGGGGCTCACTGCTGTCAGGATGAGGTGGGGCCTGCGTCCGCGCAATCACATGCCGGACCGCGGAGCGTCACCGGCAACACCCCGCCGACGCAACCACCCTCGACCGCGACCGGCTGCCACAGGCCGGGGAGAACACGCTGCTTGCGGTTGACCGGGTCAGCGTCGATGAAGCAGCAGATCGCCCGGCGCATCGCGGCCGCAGCGTCCATCACGCCCTGGGTCACCTCCATCCAGGCGGTCTGTGACGGGATCGCATTCTCGTCCGGGGTCGGCGAGCAGCGGACGATGCCCAGCTCCAGCGTGACCGCCCAGCCGAGCGTGCCCTGCTTCTGGGCCGCTTCGTCCTGGGCCGGGAACACGGTCGAGCTGGGGTAGAACGAGGCGGGCCGGATCCAGGCCAGGCCCTCGCAGCACTCGTCGTCCGAAGTTGACAGCAGGAAGTCAACCACGGTGCCGGGCCGGACCCCGACATGCAGCGGAGGGTTTTCCAGCTTGACCAGCTCCTGCTCGTAGCAGTCGAGCAGCTCCAGGACCAGTGGCATCACGAGCGGGTCAGAGATCGGCATCAGCTGCCCGCCCCGATGACGGTGTAGCGGTCGCAGACGTCCAGGTCCGGCGACATCACCCGGGGAGGCGACTTCAGCCTCCCCGGATTGAGAGTGGTGATCACGTCGTCCACCATCTTGATCCCGGTCAGGCCGTCGGCCGGAGCCGGAGGTGACACCTCGACCTCGACACCCTGGCGGCTGAGCCGGGTCATCTTGGCCGGGAGGGAGCACCGGCCGCCCGAGAGCTGCTTGCCGTACTCACAGGCCAGCAGGCCCGCGGCAGTGGCCAGCGCGTCCGGGACATCTGAACCGATCGAGTAGGTGACTTCAAAAGTCCCCGGCTCTGTGGTGGCCGACTTGAAATCCTGGCAGACCGGCCAGCACTCGCCGTCTACCCGGACCAGTAACCACGCACCGGGAGCGACGTCGACCCGGTAGGCGCTAGGCGGTACGACGTCTCCGTCTACCAGGACTTCGTCGATCGAGGCGACCGGACCGCGCAGCTCGATCGCGCACAGGCTCGCACCACAGCAGGCGGTCACGCAGCCCGAGTTGAACCAGCGGCCGCCGAACAGGAACGGACCGCCCGGCTGGCCCAGGCCCTCAGCGCCGGGCAGCACCGGGAAGTCCTGGTAGACGATCTCGGCCCCCTGCGGCCCCTGCGCCGGGCGCACGGTGACCGGGCACGCGCCGAACCGTCGGCCGGTCGCGCCCCAGAGCCAGAGCACAGAGAGCGAGACCGCCTGCTCCTGGACGGTCGGCGTGTAGCCGTTCCAGTCTGAGCAAACGTCAGACGGATCGATGTTCCAGTTGCACGGTCCTGCCATGTGACCAGCTTACGGTGTCGGCTGCAAAGTTTCCAGCCGATGTTGACACTTAGCAGTCAAGCCGGTAAGGTAGTTCCTGTGAGGCGGAGGGACCGCTTCCAGGGAGGACATCATGACCGCGATCGCCACCATTACCCCCAACTTCTCCCCGATCAATATCGTGCTGATCGATGGTGGCGGTATCGGTGCCACCGGCACCATCATCGATCGCACAGATGAGACGGTGTGCATTCGTTGGAACCGGGGCGGAAAGTCGTTCTGGTACAGCCAGGTCATCCTGTCCCGGGTCCGCACCCTCTAAGCACGAAAGAAAACCCCCGCCGGTTCGGCGGGGGTTTTCTTGACTCTTACGTGTCAGCTGCTCAAACTTTGGCAGCCACACTCCGCCACCGGCGGTGCGAGCTGGGTCCAGATCGGCAGGTGGTGCGTGTCGGTCGGGATCTCGGTGAACAGCGGCGCCGGGTCGCCACCCTGGTCCACCACCACGTCGTAGGGGCCTTCACCCCAGGGCGTGCCCTTACGGGTCCGGCCGACCACCGTGAAGGTGATCAAGTCGTTGGTGATCACGATGTCCTCGACCAGCGCGCCCTCAGTCACCCAGGGGAGCAGGTTGTACCCGTAGAACGGCAGTGACCCGGGAAGGCATGCCTCCTCGGCGTTGCCCATCCACAGCTCCAGCGCGAAGTTTGCGGTAGCGAACTCCGACTCCGTCACCGGGAAGCCGATGACCCTGTCCTGGTCGTCCATGTACGGGTTGAGCCCGGTCAGGATGGTGAACAGCTCCGGGTCGACCTCCTGGAACTCAATCTGGACGTCGTACCAGTTGAGGATCGGGCGGCCACGCTGGTTGATGATCGCGGCGCCGTTGGCCGTGCGCTGGAGGAAGCGCTCGCCCTCCTCGGTGTTCGGCGTGATCGTCGCTGACACGTAGCCGTCGGAGACGGCGAAAGCGCACTCCCCGAACTCGGGGTTGCCGCACTCGTCCAGCCGGGTCACGCGCAGCGTGGACCCCTGGAGCGGCTTAGCGCACAGAAGATTGGTCACGGTGAAGTCACCTCCAGAGGGTCGAACTCTGCCCGGCCCGCGAGGCAGTCGAACGCGACGGCGTACGCCCGTTCGGCGACCAGGAGCCGCTCGTTGGTGGTCTGGTCGAACGCGTCGTACTGCTGCACGTCGCCCCGCCAGACAGTGGTTTGGCCGGTCACGATGACCGACCCGGCCGGGTAGGCGCCGAACGCCCACACGCTCCCCATCGGCGTGACCTTGCGGTTGCCGTCGGGGACGATAAGACCGGCCCTGGCCGCAGCAGCTGCGACCTCGATCGGCGCGTGGATGTAGGCGTTGTAGCCGTACCCCTGGTCGGTGTAGGCGTAGCGCTCCAGGGCGCCGACCACGTCCGCGATCGAGCCCGGGTCGTACCCGGCCGGGATGTTCTCTGCCTCACCGTTGAGAGTGAGGATGTCGAGAGACTCACCCTCCAGGTCCAGGCCGGACCAGAGAGCGGACTCGACCGCGCCCTGTTCAGCGGTCTCCAGACGGCGCCGGACCTTGGCCCGATACTCGTCCAGGGTGTAGCCGACGGCTCCGCAGTTGAGGGTGGAGAGCACGACGAAGACACCGGTCGAGACCTCAGCAGCGTCACCGTCGAGCGGCTTGTCCGGCGCCGGGTTGCCGCCGCCGTAGCACGTCACGCCGTAGGCGTAGGCCGCGCCACAGGTGTCCGGGACATACCGGATGCCGCCGCCCTCCCCGTGTTCGGGCAGGTCGAGCGGTCCGCTGGCCGCTGCGAACAGGCCGTAGCGCTGACGCAGTGGTTCGGGTGGCGTTACCGCCACGCCGGGGATTAGTGGTGCCATGCGATCACCTCCTTCAAGGTGTTGGGCCCGGCCGGGCCGTCGGGTAATGCGCGTCCCTCGTGTCCACGCGGCCGGGCTTCCTCAGGAGGGGATCAGGCGCAGCACAGACCGTTGGGGTCGAAGCCGACGGTGTAGAGGCGCGAGTCGGTGCACATCTTCAGGACGTTGAAACCGTCCTCAGCGAAGAGGGCGGTGAACTGGTTCTGGGTCAACATCGCGTTGTCGTAGATGGTGTCCAGGTTGACCACCGAGCGGACCGCCTTGACCCAGGTGCCCGCCGGGTAGGCCAGGAAGCTGATGTCGGTCGGGAAGGCGGTGATGCCCGCGGCCCGGCCCGGGCCGGTGGACAGACCGCTGAACGCGTCCTGCCAGTCGTACACGAAGTGCGGGACGACGTGACGCGTGGTGAACGCGGCCAGGATCTCCGAGTCGGAGACGTCCCACTCGGAGACACCACGGCGGCGGGCCAGCGCGGCGCGCATCGGCGCGATCGCCCAGGCGGGGAGAACGACCTCGATGGTCGCGCCCCGGCCCATGCGGTTGCGGTACTTGATGTCCTCGGCCGCCACCTCGACCGCCGAGAGCAGCTGGGACACGGCGTCGTCGCCACCGGTGTTGTCCGGGATCGTCCGCGGGGCGCCCGACTGGGCCACCATGCGGGCGATGACCGAGGCGTTCACCTTGTGGTCCAGGCCGATCAGGGCGCCCTGGCTGAAGCGGTTGACCGCCTCGGGGTAGCCCCGGCGCTGGAGCAGCGAGCCGGTGATGCAGAGGTAGGCGACGTCCAGGCGGACCTCGACGAAGTCCGGGCAGGGGATCTCGACACAAATCTTGTCGGTGCCCTGCTGAACCTCGTATTCGGTGAGGATGACCTCACCGTCGTCACCGATCGACTCGTAGATCGAGGCGAAGTTCGGGCCGCCGTCCTCCGGGATCTGGAAGCCGCCGCGGGCCGCCTCGACCTCGGGGAGGTCCAGCATGCCGTCGCGGGTCTCCAGCATGCAGAGGTCATAGATGGTCTCGGACGGCGCACACCAACCGGCGGCGGCAGTCAGCGACCGGCCACGCTGTTCCAGCTGGCGCTCCATCGAGGCGATCAGCGAGCCACCGGGGAGGCGAGACTGCCGTCCGGCGTACTCCAGAACGCTCATGGCGCTGTTGTTGTCGCGGATCTGGAGCGCCTCGGGGAAGCGCCGGGTGATCGCGACGTTGCCGTGGCGGGTCATCGACCGGCCGCCGACCGCGAACGCCTGGCCGCCGATGTGCAGCGGGCCGCGGGCGCCGGGGCGCGGGGTGCCGCCCTGCGGGTAGGTGGACAGACGGCGCTCCAGCAGCTGGCCGACCTCGGCGAAAGTCAGCTCACTGCCGACATTCGGCGCGTCGCTGGAGGCGAGCAGGACCGCGTACTGCTCGGCCGGTGCGTCCGGCGGGGTGTCCAGGGTGCCGGTCGGCGGGACAGCTGCGGGGACCGGCGGGGCGCCCTCCGGTGCGGGGGCCGGGACGGTCGGCGCCGGGACCGGGGCGGGCTCCGGGGTCGGCTCGGGGTCGAGGGTCAGACCGGCCAGCTCCTGGCGCGCGGTGGCAGCCTGCGCGGCCAGCTCGGTCCGGGAGGTCTCCTCGCCGGTGATCTGGTTCAGCAGGTCGCGGTAGGCGACCAGGGAGTCGTTGGGGGTGTCCTCGGCGGCCAGGGCCTGACGGGCGTGGTCACGAACCAGCGCAGCGAACGCCACGAACTCGTCAGCGCTGAGCGCGGACAGGTCGGCCGGGACCTCGAACGGAAACAGCATGTCTAGTCCTCTGTCTCTGAGAAGGCGTGGTGACCAGCCGGTTCGAAGCTCAGCGCTGGTACATCTGCGCGTGATCGTACACGGACAGACGGCCATTTCAGCTGGGCCGCCCCTCCCCGCCTGAGAGTTTACTTTGCAGCAAAGCCTGGTAAGCTAGACCACGGACCCCCGGCCGGGGGTCCGGATCAACCTGGAGGATCTGTGAAGAGGATCTATGCGCTGCTCGCGGCGCTCGCCGTCCTGGCGGGGCTGACCCTGGCCGGTTCGCCCGCCCAGGCTTCGGTGCCGGAGTGGGACAAGGGTGGCACCGTCCACTCGGCCGCGGAGTGGGAGTCGATCAAGACGGTTGACCAGAACTTCGCGCACAACCTGCCCGCCTCGCGCGAGGCTGTCATGCGCAAGATCGCGGGCGACTGCGTGCCTCGGCCGCCGGTCGGCCCCAAGGAACACCTGTGCCTGTGGAACGGCTGGTCGTACAACGGCACGATGTGGGACATCCCGCTGTCCTGGCTTCAGACTGCGTCGGTCGGTCCGAACAACGGGATCAGCTTCACCGGCAGTGGCATCAACAACGCCAGCAAGGGTTGGTGGAACCGGACCTACCAGAAGATCACGCTGTACGACAACGAGAGTTGCCAGAACTCCGGGTTCATCCGGGACATGGTCGCTGAGCAGTTCGCGGTCAGCGACAACGCGGCGAGCAACGACTGGGAGAACCTCTTCGGCTCTGCCTCGTTGTTCATCCTCAAGGGCACGTACTGCTACCAGGACCCGAACCAGTAGCACTCGGCAGGTCAAGGCCCCGGCTGTCGGCCGGGGCCTTTTCCGGTTGATACTTTGCAGGCACTACGGTAAGGTAGGCAGTATGGACATTCAGGTCGGATCGATAATCACTAATGGATCACGAGCGGTCCGGATCACCGAGCGCATCCAAGGGGACCGGGGGATCGTCTGGAAGGGCGCGCACATCTCGCTGGACCAGTTCGAGGTCGGCACCGGAACGACGACGTTCCTGGCCGAGGTGACCCTCCAGGAGTGGCGGCACGTGCCGTTCGAGTGGCGCGCGGTGGTCGGCGGCCAGCTGGAAGAACGCTACGTCTGGGGGGAGGGCTGTCGCTGGCTTCAGCGCGAGGTGCGCCGGGTCGAGAGCGAGTTCGAAGAGGCCGAGGACCTGCTGGAATCTCTCAGCGAGATGCACGACTCCGGCATGTGCATGCTCCCCGCGTGCGGTTGCTCGGGGCCTTCTCACGCATGACACTCAAGAGTCAGGGCCCCGGGATCTGATCCCGGGGCCCTTCCGCATCTCCGCACCGTCGCCCCCAGCTGGACCGCGACGTCGTGTTAGGTCGGCCGGTGCGGAGCCGTACCGCCTGAGATCAGGCGGCAGCCTTGGAGACCGTCGCGCCGGGGTGCTTGGCAGCGAACGACATGGCCTCGGTCTCGCTGTTCTTGGTGATCTTCAGACCGCCTGGCAGCTTCACCGTGAAGCGGTCCACCTTGCCCTTGTTGCAGCCGCAGCCCATCTCAGCCCTCCCCGAGCACGGCGGCCAGCTCCTGGCGCGCCTGGTCATCTTCCGCCTTGAACATTACCGCCAAGGCTGCACGCGCGTCACGCGCGGCCGCCAAGGCTGCACGCGCGGCCGCCTGGCGTTCCTGCTCTTCGCGCTCGGCAGCAAACGCCCGGCGGACCGCGCCCTCGATGTCGATGCCGCCGGTCCGGAACGACGTGCTGACGTCCTCGGGCCCGAACGACGCGGTCAGCGCCAGCTGGCGGCCACCGCGCGAGTAGGTCTCCGCCACCGGGAAGCCCGGCTCGCTGTGCGCCCGCGGACCCGGGGAAAGGGCCAGCACCTCGACCAGCGCCAGGTTGCCGCCGATCTCGCGCCAGTCACCCGAGACCTTGCGGCGATCCAGGACCGCCCGGTCCGCACCGGACAGGCCCGGCCGGATCACACCCGCGACCACGATGCCGTGCTCATCCTCGTACGCCACGACATCGGCAGCGACCGTCTTGTCGTCGTAGGCGGCCATGGCCGACGAAGCGCTCAGCGCCAGGCCTGCGTGCCGCCCACCCAGGGTGAGGCGGCCCGCGGCGATCGTGCCACCGTCGGCGGTCTCCACCGAGAACCGGTTGAACCAGGCGTAGCCCGCCGCCTGGTCCGCATGGGGAGGCGTGACACAGACATCCCCGTAGCCAACGTGGCAGGTCCGCCAGGTCGCGATGTGGCCGAACACCCGGCCCGCGTCCCAATCCCAGGTGATCGGCGTCGGGCCGTCCAGGGACGGTCGCACGAACTGCGCGACCAGCGGCCGGTCGGCGCCCGCGGCCGCCGCGGTCAGTGCCGACATGGCGGCGATCGACTCGTCCCGCTCCCGAGCCCACTGGCCGATCAGGTCCGGGTTCTCGGAGGCGGCCAGCGCGAGCGCGTCGGCGTCCTGCTCGATCAGCTCCAGCGGGCGCGACGTCTCGGAGAACGCCGGGATAGAAACGAGCGTGGCCGCCCGCACCCGGCCCTGGGTGATCAGCAGCTCGATCTCCGGCTCGGCGCCGTCATGCTCGTCCATGTACTGCTCGATGTCGTCCCAGGTCAGCTCTTCATCGGAGCCTGCCATCACGGGGATGGCCTGGAACGAGTCGAGATCCACGCTCGGGCCGAGCGTGCCGTTGGTGATCAGGTGCGTCGCCTCGGCGACGTCCTCGGCCAGGCGCGGCATCTGCTCGCGGTCCACGTCGTCGTACAGCTCGCCCCGGCCGAAGACCGCGGTGCTGGCCGCGTCGAGACCCTTGACCGCGTCGGCCGAGATCCAGTCGCCCTTAACCGCGTCGGCCACCGTCATCACGGCAGCCTCCTGGATCGTGCCGATGCTGACCGCACCGTCGTGACCGCCCTCGCGCGAGCGCGCCCACTCGAACGGCATCGGCAGGTCGGCGAGCGAGATGCCGCCTGCCTGGAACCGGCGGCCGTCGCCGGTGCTCACGCCGATCGGCGCCAGCAGAGTGCGGAATTTGGTGCCCATCAGCGTCCCCTCATCTGTCGATTGCTCAGGTCTACGGTCTCACCCTGTTCCACCAGCAGGCTTACGCACCGGCATTGAATCACTTCCTGGGGAGGACCGAGCGGGTCTCCGGGGAAGCGCAGCTCGAATCCGCCGACCAGGAACGGTGCGCCGATCGGGACCCGCTGGCCGTCGGCTCCACCGATCACCTCTCCCGTAGCCAGCGTCGTCCCGCGACCGTGTGTCGGCCGGGTGCGGCTGTCGTCGGTGGCTAGCCAGATCCGCTCGAACACGGTCTCGGGCTCTTCCTCGGCGAGCGCGTTGAAAGCGTCGTGCCGACCGGCGTTGAGCGCGCCCATGGTCTCGGTTCGCGCGATCACCGTGGCCCGGTTGCTCCAGCGCGCCGTGCCCGTCGTTGACAGGACAGTGTCAATGCGGTCGCGCAGTTTGGCGATCCCCTCCCCGAGGTTGACCCCCACAGCCACCTCGTGGGCCACCAGGTCGAAGACTTCCTCGGGCACCCGGACCAGCCGGTTACGCACCTCGGTCAGGTAGCGCGTGACGAACACCCGCTGGTCCCAGGCGAACGTGTCGCCGAGCAGCTTGCGGAAGGCCACGCCGATCGCCTTGAAGATCTCGCCTTGGATGACCAGATCGACCGCCTCGCGCCACGCGGGCACCCGGGCCCACACCGCGCTCGGGTCCGGCCGTCCGCCGTCGCGCAGCACGGCGCGCGACGTCTCCACGAGCCAGCCGGACAGCTCGGCCCAGAACGCACGCCGGATGTCGCGCTCATGCTGCGCCGCCTCCAGCCGGGCATCCAGGCGCGCGGGGAGCCACGGGTCCTTCCCCTGGCCGTTCCATACCGGGCCGGTCATCAGTGCACATCGCAGTGGGCCGGGTCAGCGCAGGGCTCATCTCGCGCCTGAACTCGTGACGGCACGCGATCGCTCGACTTGGCCAGCACCCGGGACAAGGCGCTGAGCTCGTCAGCCACCCCGGCCGCCAGCTCGGGCGTGTCGAACAGGCCGACCAGCGTGCCGCCGTAGTAGAGCCGGTGACCAGTGGCCCGGTAGCGAGCGACCTCGTGGGCGTCCTGCCGCTCGCACCGGCGGGGAGCAGGACCGCGCTGGTCCTCCCCACAGCTCCCGCACGGCTGGCTCATCGGACGGCCACCAGGGTCGCGTAGGCGCTGAAGGTCGCCCACATCGCGACGTAGACCACCGCGATCAGGACATCCTCGGTGGTCAGCGACAGGCCGCGCCGGTGGCGGCCCCGGCCGGTCCGGGTCAGGGTCCCGCGCAGGCTCCAGCTCGCGCGCGGCTCCAGCAACGCCATCATCCGAGGTCCCTCCGCCAGGCAGCGCGCTCGCGGGCGCGGCCGATCCGTCGACTCAGGCGCGCCTTGATCGGCAGGCCGCCGACGCACGGCCCCCGGTGGGCGTGCAACTGGCCGGACAGCGACAGCATCCTCATCCGAACACCACCGCCAGCACCAGGGCCACGATCGAGATCGTGACGATCACCAGGACAAACGCCGCGTAGGGCGCGGCCAGCTCAGCCTCGGTCTTGCCGTGGCACGAGCAGCGCTCATCGCTGACGTGCGCCGCAGCGTGGCTCGCTGGCCGGTCCTCGTACGGGTCGCCGATCATGCGGTCCACCTCTTCCCGCACCGGGTGCAGTGTGGACCAGGACCGCACACGAAGCACACGACGTGGTGACCCCGGACACGGCACTTCCACCAGATCTTCCACTTCCACCAGATCTTCATACCGCCACCAGCCCCCGTCCCCGGTTCGCCATGTTCAGCGCGGCGAACAGCAGGTCGTCGTGGTGCGGCATGCCACGGGTCAGCAACTCCAGCACGTAGCCCTCCAGCAGCGCGCGCAGGTCTCCCGCGTCCACCCCGAGATCGGCCGCGGTGACCGCGACGTGGTTCCAGGCGCCCTCGGTCACCTTCAGCGCCTTGTCCCGGGTGATCGGGCCGACGCGGGAGTGCAGCTCGTGCCGGGCCACATCACGCCACCGGCCCACCCGCTCCTGCGGCGTGGCCAGCCGCCCGCCCGCCAGCTCCAGGGCGCGGTAGACCATCAGCTTCGCCGCCGCATTGAAGACCGCCTCCGCCGACGGCAGGGCGGGCAGCGACGGGGAGGCGAGCGCCAGCCGCCGGTTGAGCGCCTCGGTCAGCGCCCGGCTGGAGCCCGGGTCCGCATCGTCCGGCGCCGCGCCGTCGTTGGGCGGCCCGTCTGCCTCGTCGTCCTCCGGGTCGGCGCCGTCGGCGTTCTGGTCGGCGGTCGGCGGCAGGCCGACGCTCTTGATCGGAGGCAGGCCGAGAACCCGCTGAACCTCAGGGTCCAGGGCGAGATCGGGCTGGCTCTGGACCAGCTTCAGCACGATCTGGTAGATGCGATTCTCCGGGTTGGGCATCTGCGCCTCATCGAACGCGCCTGCCCTGACCGTCTCCTCATCGCTGAGCAGGAACAGCTCCCGCAGCTTCAGCGCGTCATCGAGCCGGTTGGGCCGGGCGGCCAAGCTGGAGACGTCGAACGCAAACGCGTACCGCTCAGGGTCCTTGACGCCCATCGAGGTCAGGGCCAGGTGCAGGAACGAGCGGGTCAGCGCGTCGGCCACCAGGCCCAGGTAGCCCTTGATCCAGCGGGTGCCCTCCTCGCTGATCAGCCAGGCGGTCCAGTGGTTGGCATCGCCGATGCCGGTCAGCACCTCGGCCGGGATCTCGGCGCTGCTGGCCACGCGCAGGATCGCCTTGTCCTTCATCGGCGAGATCTCGGCGGACAGCTCGGACCAGAAGGTCAGCGGCCGGATCTTGTCGATGTGCTCCAGCATCTGGTCGGGGAGCGTGGCCATGATCGGCACCATGGCGTTGGCGGTGCTCTGGTCCCGCAGGCTGGCCGCAGCCGCGCGCTGGACGTAGGCCATAAAGCCCGCGATCCCGGCCGGGTCGCTCTCCTCGCGAGGGAAGTCGACACCCTCGGGGAGGAACATCAGGCCCGCGCCGGTCAGGCGCGAGTCCAGCTCGGCGAACTCCCGCTTGGTCAGCAGCTCGATCTCGCGCAGCGGCACGATCGCCGAGCGGGTGAACGAGTCGGCCTGGTCGACATCGTTGGGGTGCGGGCGCCAGCAGCGGATCAGGATGTCGACGCCATCGGTCAGGGCCAGATCGGATCCACCGAGGACCTTGGGGCGCTTGACGCTGACGACGTCGCCGGTCTTCTTGAAGGCCGCCCCGGTGACCACGAACCAGGCGCCGGTCGCCTTCTCGGGGCTCGTGGCGGCACCCTCCCCGACGATCCAGCATTCGCCGCCGACGGCCAGGTCGATCCCGGCCAGGCGCAGGCAGTCGTCGCGCTGACTGCCGGTGCCCAGTGGCACGGCGGCCAGTCGCCTGATCGCTTCGTCCTTGACCTCGCCGGTCTCCTCGCCGGTGTCGTCGACCTCGGTCACGTAGAGGCGCGCCTGGGCCAGCGAGTCGCCGATGCGGCCGGACAGCTTGTGCAGCTCGGGGATGATGTCGTAGAGCCGCCAGGCTTCCTTCTGCCAGTCGACGTTGCCGAACTTCCATGTCTTCCACGACGACGTGCCGTCGAGGGTGACGACAGCGGTGGCACCGGCGAGCGCGGCCGGGGTGCGGCGCGGCTCCAGCGCAGTGCTCAGCAGGCGGGGCTTGCGCAGGGCCACGTTGGTCCCTCCATGATCTCGGACAAGGTGGTGACCGGGTGCGGGTCGAAGCCGAACGGGGAGCGATCCCGGCAGGCCTGGAGATCCGGTGCCGGGGCGGCCATGTCCCAGGTCATCTCGGGGCAGGTGCAGAACGGTGGCTTGCCCAGGAACCGGTCGACATAGCTCATCGCCACACGTCCTTGAAGTACCAGACGGCCCAGGCGTAGATCAGGGCTGCGGCGAGCAGCATGCCACCAGCAACGGCGATCAGGATCTTGATCATCGGCCCACGCTCGCAACCATGCCGGTCACCTGGCTGAAGGCCAGGGCCAGCGCCGGGATCAGCAGCCAGGGAGAGTCACCGAGGAACCAGACCAGGGGAGCGGCGATCAGCGACACCCACATGCCCGCGCACCAGGGGCAGGTGATGAGGGTGGCGATCGCCGCGCCGAGTGTCTTGGGCCGGTCGTCCAGCCAGCCGATGAGGGCATCGCGGGCGGGCTCGGTGATGGAGTCGGACACGATCAGCCCCGTCACGCGTGCGACCGCGAGCGTGTAGATGATCAGCGTGACGCTGACGGGGACGGTCATGGCGCTCATGCTACGTGACCAGGGGGCATCTCGGCGTGGACGTCACGTTGACAGTGCAGCGTCATGACTCCGCCTTGATCTGAAACCAGTTACGACAGTTGAGCCCCTCGGGGGTCACGTACCAGATCTTGGCGCCGTGCCTCAGACCGGCGGTCTCCACACAGGTCTCCTGCGCCAGCGCCTCTCCAAGCTGCTTGGCATCGACCGCGGGCTTCCCCTCCTTCTCCGCCCAAGCGAGGTAGGCCGGGAGAAGTTCGCGTGTGGCGTAGTCGCCAGGGGGGACGGTCATCAGCGCGTTTTTCAGGTCATCCCAACTCGGGCGCGGCATCAGACGATCCAGCCCTTCACCATGAACCCAGGACGACGACCGTTCGTACGGGTACGGCTCCCGTCCCACTTAGCCTTCCGGATCGCACCGTACTCCCGAAGCACCTGGCCCAGCCGGATCACGTGCATGGGCTCCCGATCGTCAGCACGCGCCAACATCCGATGTTGGCGGTAGATGGTCTCGGTTGCGAAGTGACCGCTACCCAGATTCGCCAGAGCGGCGCGCAGGTCGGCCATCTCTTGATCAGTAACAGGTTGAGCAGAAGACATGCCGACCAGACTACCAGACTGCCTGACCCCCAGACTTCTCGGCCCACAAGTTGATCATGGGGGGGACCGGCGGTCTGGTTTTCTCCGAGCCCCGCCAAAAACACGTCCCTCGGGGAAGAGTGACGCCGGAGTCACTACGCGTGCACGTGCCCTCGCGTGCGCGTGCACGCTGCGTGCACGCGCGCTCACGCGAATCAGAGAGGCATGTTTTCCGACGTGCATAGCGAAAACCAGACCGCCGGTCCCCCCCATGATCAACTTGTGGGGCCGGGGGGTCTGGTCACAATCCCATCCCCCGTGACCAGGACCGCTGTGAGGTTCCAAAATCGCCCCATGGGTCACCCCCTAGGCAAGGTGGGTAGGGGTTCTCATATGCACGAATCCGCATGCGTCACCCGGTCGCCAACTCCTTGGCCGCGGTGTAGACACATGCGGAAACGTTGCAGTATGCAAGTATCTCCGCAGGCACTCTGACCTGCTGTAGCATCGCCTGCGAAGTCGGACTCTCGATTAACTTAGAACGTCAGGGCGTACACGATCAGGGCCACGGCCACCGGCAACCCGATCATCACCGCGACGAACACCGTGAACAGCAGCACGATGTCCCCGGCCGCCGAGCCCCAGAACCGCAGGGCCTTCTTGCGGCCCCTGCGACGCCTCCACCGGCGCGCCGGGTCGCTCATCACGCGCCCTCCCACTCGCGCAGCGCCGCTGCCACCGCCTCCTGCCGGGGCGCCGACAGCAGCCCCATGCTCGCGGTGGCCCCGATAGCCCGCCTGACCTGCGCAGACAGCTCATACCAATGCCCAGCGCAGCAGAACAGCTGATCACTGACCTGCAACCCGCAGGTCCGGCCCGGGCACTCGTGCTTTCTCACCTCCCGCCGCGTTTCCGCAGGTGGGGGGACCTCGGGGGGACCTTCGTCGTAAGAACCGGTCGTCATGCTCCTGCCTTCCTCTCCGGGTGGACCTTCTTGATCGGTACCACCTGCCATCTCAGCTCCCGCGTGCACCGCCAGCCGGGTGCCGCCCCGCAGACAGGGCAGCGTTCCCGCAGGTCAGGGTCGTTACCAGCACTGCTCAGACGCTTGGTCACCCTCCCCCTGCGAGGGCTGGGCGTGGCCATCAACGGCACACCTCCTGCACCATCCGGCGCCACGTCTCGTAGTCCATCTGATTCACCACCCAGATCCTCAGCCGCACGCACGGCCGGGTGCTCAGGCCGTCCAGCCACCCCGGGGGGACCCCGTCGGAGGTCCCCCCGCGGACCGATTTGACAGCCCCGATAGGATCAGCGACGGAGTCGCTGTTCTGCTCCAGGACCTGCCGGGGGGACCTCCGGAAGGTCCCCCCGTAGCTCGATTTGACCCGCCCGGTAGGGTCAGCGACGGAGTCGCTGCGGTGGCCGGTGACCATCAGACCCGCCCCCGCAGTCGCTTGTTCGGTCGTTTGCCGGACCGCTTGCGGGTGATCAAGTAGTTGCCGGACCGGCCGACATGCCACCCGAGACACTGGTCGCAGCGGTAGACGCTCACCGCGTCCTTGCGCAACCGGTAGTGCTGGCACAGCGCGTTGCGCCCGCGGTCGGCCCGGTCGCTGCTCTCGTACCTCTTCTTTCCGGCGCAGCGCCGCAGGTACCCGGCGCTCACGTCAGTGCCAGGGCCAGCATCAGCCCGCTCAGTGCCCAGTAGGGCAGCGCCCAGATCGCGCCGTCGAGCGCGGCCTTCACCATCGTCTTCATCTGCTCCCCTTGATCTCGGATACCGTCTCAGCTTACCAGTCATGGCTGCGAAGTCAATGCCGGAAGAGGGCCGCCCCTGGGGAGGAACGACCCTCTTGACCTTTACTTGTCACCCATCTACCTGTCCCTCCTCTCAGGGTGTCGTCGCCGGTACCACGAGGATCAGGACCCCGCAGAAGACCAGCACCAGGACCAGGCCGATCAGCGCAGCGCCCAGCTCGATCGGGGTCAGCGGCCGCCGCATCATCGGGGCAGTACCAAACCGTGCCGGACACGTGTGTGGACATCCATCGCGGCCTGACTCATGGTCGCCCCGTGGCATCCCTCTACCGGGCACTCGATCAGGTTAGGACCACCGGCCCGCTGCTCGGCGATCTCCCGCCCGTACCGGCTGCGCAGCACCTGGCCCACCGTCTGCCCGGCCATCATGACGGTGGCCAGCGCGCCGAGCGTGACGCCCGTGGCCTGGGTGACCCGCTCCCCGGGGTTCAGGACGATGACCACCGTCCCCAGCGCAGCGGCCGCGGTCACTGCCGCGCCGGTGATGATCGATGCCGTAGTGGGCTGTCCCGCGGTATGCTGCTTACGCTGTTCGATCACGTTCTTCCTTCCTGTTGCGCGGCGGGCCCCCTGGTTCCAGGGGGCCCGTTTCGTTGTGCTGCTTGCTACCTTACCGCCATAGCTGCTATGTTAGCAACCTACGGCAAGGGAGGAAGCATGAGAGCACAGGTGGCGAAGGACCAGACGGTCCGCACCATCAGCGTCGAGGTCACCGGCGCACCGGACCTGGACGTCGCCAGGGATTGGCAGGTCCTTCAGCGTCTCATCAAACCGGAGTGGATCATGATCACCCTGGTCGGGGAGAAGTTCCAGAAGGTCCAGGTCCGCGGTCCGCTGATCCTGAAGAACGGCAAGGTCGGCAAGACCCGGGGCGACTTCACCTGGTACACCGACGACAGCGTCCTCCATCACCGGGAGAAACTGAGCCGCTCCCCGCAGTGGATCCGGGACCTGGTGCAAAACACTCCGCACGGCCTGACCGCGTTCAGCTGGCCGGATCAGAGTCCTCGCGATGAGTAAGAAGGGGTCGAGAGGTCCTGGCCAGCAGGGTCCACCGGGACGCCGGGGCCGGGGAGGATCCGGCCCGGTCGGGCCCTACCGCACCGGGGGAGGCAACACCGGCGGCGGATCCAAGCACACCACCGGCGGCTGCATGCTGGCCAAGGCGGTCGGCGCGGTCATCCTCGGGTTCATCGCGGCCAGCACCGCGGCCACCTTCCTGTCCCTGGTGGCCGGGTGATCCCCGGATCCGGCCCGGGCCGGGGTGTCCCGTGGTGGCGCCAGGCGGTTCTCCTGCGCCTGCGTCCTGACTTCGGCGTGCCCGAGCCGGTCGGCCTTCCCCGTGAGGGCCGCACGGTCGCGGTGATCCGGCGGTGAGGCGGCCGCGCTGGCTGGCGATGTTCACTCTCAGTGCCGTGATCGGCATCTGCGTGCTGATCTTCCGTCACGTGCAGGCAGGCGCGAACGCCGAGCTTTACTGGCACCCCGCCCCGGTCCGGGCCTTGCTCGCAACCGCTCGTGACCACGCCGACGAATACGCAGGCATCCCGTGAGGTATTGGCGCTGGAGACTGGCCTACCACCTGAACCAGGCCCGCTGGCATTTGACACGTGACCGTCACGACTGTAAGGTTAAGGTTCCAGCAACGGAAGGGAGCCACCATGGCTAAGCACCGCGCCCCCTACACCGGGGACGGCCGGACCCGCGGCCCGAAGATCGGCAAGGCCGAGTTCGACGTCAAGCGCCCCGACGGATCCTCGATCCTCGGAGCGGCATTCGCCTACTGGACCAACCGGCCCAAGAAGAGGATCACCGGCAAGGTGACCAAGAAGAGCAAGTAGCCAGGACAGCAGAAAGCCCCGGGGGTCACCCGGGGCTTTCTGCGATCAAGGAAGGTAGCCCATCCTACCGGATGTTGCCGTTGGCAGGCGAGATCGGAACCGCATCGGCCTTGGGCGTCACCTGCGGCCGGATGCCGAACAGCGCGAACCCGGCCAGGATGATCGAGCCCAGGCTGGCCACCGACGAGTCGGACCAGTGCAGGCTGTACTCACCGATCAGGGCAGCCGCCGCCGACAGCGCGCCGACATAGAGCGCCGGGGCGACCGGCCGGGTGGTCCACGCGATCACACCCGCCGTGATGGCGGTGACAGCTGCGGTAGCCTGCCCGGCGTTGAGCCACTCGATGCCGACGCCACCGGCCCAGGCGAACAGCGCGCCGATCAGTGCCAGCCACAGGGCCGGTTCGCGTCCCAGGATCTTCACTGGTCCTCCCCGAGAGCCATCTGCCGGAACGCCTCGACGATGACCTCCGGGGTCACCTGGGCACCACTGGGCAGCAGAGCTGCCAGCAGGGGAGCGAGAGCCGCAGCCAGGGCCTGCTCATCGACCGTGTCCCGGGTGGCCAGCGAAGCCAGCACCGGCCCCATGGCCAGCACCGCCTTCTCGGTCACGAGGGTGTGGAAGTAGGTGTTGGTGATCGCCTCCCCGAGCTTCAGCTTCGGGTTGGTCCCCCGGTCGTAGGCGTTGGACGGATTGTCGATCACCCCGTCGGTGGTGAGCAGGACCTTGACGTCGTTGGCGTCCACAGCCTCCTCCATTCCCGGGGCATCGCCCCGATTGATCTCGATGGCGAACGCACGGACCGCAGACGGACCGGCGTCGATCTCCCAGTGCATGACGTCCTTGCGCCCGGAGTACGTGCCACCCCAGCGCAGTACCCGGCCGGACTCCCGGACGATCTGCTTGCACGCGGCGATCTTGGCCTCGCTCATCACCGCCGACGGCTCGGCACCCAGCGGGTACTTGTCGGCGTTGATGTCCCACGCGGTGGCGCTGGCGTGGTTGCTCTTGGTCGTCGCTCCCCGGATGGCCCGGTCGAACCAGCCCCAGCAGCTGCCCTGCTTCAGCGGCTCGACCAGCTGGCGGTACCGCATCATCTGCCAGCGGGCGACGGTAGCCACGTCCCCGGCCAGGATCCCGTTGGGGAAGGTCACCCCGAAGAACGGTCCCTGATCACAGGCACCCTTGCCGACCACTGGCCACTGGTTCTGTGAGTACTCGGTCACGATGCATCCCCTCCTACCTCACAGTAGCAGCTTCAATGCTCGCGCCGGGCACGGAAAAGCCCCGCCCGGATCTCTCCGAACGGGGCTTGACTCTTACGTGTCAGAGGTGGGTCAGCCAGTTGATCCCAGCAGCGAGCAGGACGAGCAGGAACCCGCCTGCGAACATGGCCACGATGAAGGTGAGGATCGCGGGCAGCGTGCCCTCCCAGATCCAGCGGGTGAACCGGTCCCTCATGACGTCCGCTTCCCTCCGGTGATCAGGTCGGCCAGCTCCACGATCCGCTCGCGCCAGGGGGAGGAACTGTCCAGCCGGATCCCGTTCTCTCCCAGCACGCTGATCGCCCAGGCCTTATCCTGGTCCCACGCGTACTGATCCAGGGTGAAGAAGCTGGCGTTGTTCCCGGAGTACTCCGTGCCCTCATCCTGGGTGTCGCGACGCATGCGCCAGGCCCGGTGCCCGATCTGCTTGGGCTCGAAGTCCGCGGTCTCCAGATCGATCCAGACCCGGTTGACCTTGGTCACCACGGCCGGGATCCAGAGACCCTCAGGCTCGCGACCACGGGAGTCGTTGCTGCTGCGCCGGACCATGACCCGCTGCCCGGTCGTCAGCTCCCCCAGTTCCGGCCGGGTCACGGCTTCCCCCGGACCAGCAGACCGGGCAGCTTCAGATCCCTGGCTGCATCTTCGATCATGGTCAGGATGTCGGAGACAACGAACGTCTGCTCGCTCACCGGCTTGGCCGCACGATTCGACCCGCTGGCCGCGTCGTTCTCAGCAGCCCCCCGGGCCCACTGCTCGGCCACCTCCTGCATGGCGACCAGCGCCTCGATCTGGCCGGTCATCCGGGACCCGTGGACCACCAGGGGCGCGGCCGCGCGACGGACCAGTTCGTCCCGCACGTCGCCCAGCGCCTTCATCATCTCGCTGTCGTTCATCGCTGCGCCTCTCGCTCGATGACTTCCTCGGTCACGGTCCGCTTGATCACCCGGTAGAGCCGGGTCTTGGGCTTGCGCGTGGCATCGATTGCCTTGAATGCCGCTTCAGCAGTGGCGTGCCAGGGCCCGGCCTGGTCGTTCCACCAGGCGTCCGAGTCCTCGATGTGCCTGCTCTGCACGACGTATCGGTACGAGGTGTTCTTCATGCCCAGTACATTACCGCCATGGCTGCAAGGTGTCAAGCGGTCAGCGGCTGAGCGGCCCCAGGCCGGTCACCGGCATGACGCCGACCGGCGCGGCGAAGTTGCCGGTGCCCTGGTGCCGGTCGGCCCAGAACGCCATCACGATCGAGTCACCGCGGTCCGGGGAGCGGCCCAGCCGCTCGACCACCTTGTCCTTCTGCTCGACCTGATACTTGGGCGGCGAGCCGCTGGTGATGTCCCACCGCGGAGTGGTCAGGTCGCTGATCATCAGGTCGTCCGGGGGCAGCGCCAGCATCGGCTCGTACGCCGGGTCGAGCAGCTCGCGCATGTTCCAGTACGCCGCGCTGCGGACGTTGACGAACCCGTACTTGCCCGACCGGTCGCGCACGGTGGTCCGGGCCGAGCCTACGTACGCCAGCGGCTTGGTATGCGTCTCCCGCAGCCGGTCGTACACCCCGGCGCCGACGCCCACCGCGTCGATGATGGGGCGCCCGTCGTGACCCTGGACCAGCGCGACCGTGCTCATGGTGTCCCGGATCCTGTTGCCCTCCAGCACCACGGACCAGCCGTCGCGGTGGGCCAGGATCGTCTCGTCGCCTCCCCGGCCGACGTCGACGCCGGTCCAGAGCGGGCCACCCGGGGAAGGGCGACCGGCCCGGTCCCAGACGTGCCACCGCTCGATCGCCGCCTCCAGCCAGGACAGCGGGATGACGCTCTCCTCATCGCTGGCGTGGAACTCACCGAGCACGCGGTTGTGGTAGATCGCGCTGTCCGCTCCCCACTGGAGCTTCCGCTGATCGGCCCACTGCCGGGAGATCCTGCCCCCCTCGATGGCCTCCTGGAGCGTGACGTGCCGGACGTGCCAATCCTCGTAGCCGGGCGCCCGCCGGTGGATGTCGTAGAACCGGCCGCTTGGCGGCCCCGGCGTGCTCATGGCGAACGCATAGGCGTTGTCGAGGGTGTCGGCACCGGCGTTGGAGAACGCGCCCTCGATGGAGTCCCAGGTAGCCGGAGGGATGATCTTTGCTTCGTCAAGCAGGTACAGCAGCTCGACCGCGTGCGCGCCCTCGATCCGCTCGGGCTGGTTGCTGGCGACCGCGGTGGCCGCGCCGTGCCGCAGCTTCAGGCGCAGGTCCAGCAGCTCCGACCGCGGGCTGTAGGGCTTCATCCCCAGGATCTCGAAGTCGATCTTCCCGGCCCACTTGTGGATCTCGGGCCACAGGTAGACCTCCAAGTGGCGCCAGGCGCTGGCTGTCGTGATGATCTTCCAGTCAACCCCGCGCATGTCCCGGGTGGTCGCGAACCAGTTGACCAGCCAGGCGCCGGTGAAGCTCTTCCCCAGACCGTGCGGGCCGCGGACCGCGACCCTCTTCTTGACCGGCAGCAGGTCCCCGATCTCCTGCTGATACGGCGCGAGCTTCACCCCGGGGAGGCAGTCATGCGCCCAGGCGACCGGCGAGTTCCACCACCGTTGCAGCCGGGTCCGGCTGATCACCTTGGCCGCCAGGTCGACGATCATCGCAATCCCACCTGTCGCTTCAGCTGTTCCATCTGCGCGTCGCGCTCGGCCTTGGCCCGGGCACGCTCCCGGTTGCGCGCGCCGGACGCCCGGCCACCGGTGACCCGCAGCGGCCGCCAGTGCTCACACCCGTTCGGCATCGGGACCAGTTCGCCGCAAGCCCCGCACGGCCGGTGTGTCAGGGTCATTCCTTCTCTCCCCCGTCGTCGCTGACACTGTCGACGTCGATCGACCCCAGATGCTTGTGCAGCAGCGACGGGACCTTGACCGCCTGGTCCGGGGTCAGCTCCAGCTCATCCAGCATGACGCTGATCCGGGCCGCCACCAGGTCGCCCCAGCGCTCGGCCAGCGAGGTCAGCCGCTCGCTGATGCCCATGTCGTGCGCGGTCTTCGCGTACCTGACGACCCGGTCCCGCTCTTCAGCCTCCAGCCTGACCAGCGCCCGGACCTCTTCGGATTGGACGTAGATCACGCCATCCTTGCCCGCGGCTCCGTAGCGGAACCCGATCAGGCCGCTGGCCTCCGGCACGCTCTCGTCGGCGGGGTTACCGGATACCTCCGGGGAGGCGAAGATCTGCTGGCGCAACTGGTCCGAGACCCAGGCCAGCCGCAGCCAGGACATCTGGAGCACGCCCATGACAGCCATGCCCGCGTTGATGTTGCGGCGCTTGCCGAGCGGGGACCAGGCGGTGATGCGCGCCTCCCCCTGGGCCTTGAGCACCTCGCGCTTGTAGCCGCCGTGCAGGAAGCAGGCGTTGGTCCCCCGGACCGCGGCCTGATGACAGGTGCCCCGTCCTTTGGTCCGGTGCTTGGTGCACTCCAGCCGGGAGTGTTCCAGGCAGTGCCGGGCCCCACCGGGGTTGTCCTCGGGATGCACGGAAGGTGGCTGCTTGGGCATAGCGCCACCCTATCCTGAATGACGGGGACATCCCGAACCTGCCCGGCATGACTGTGATCTGGACAGCACAAAGCCCCTGGACCACGGGGGTAATCCAGGGGCTTTGCAGGGGGCACTGTGTGTCAGACCTCGAAGCCCACCTTACGGCGGCGGGCCAAGAAAGCAAGCCCCCCGCCCGCGGCCAGCACCAGCGCGCCACCGGCGGCCAGCCAGCCGATCGACGGGCCGGTGACCGGAAGGCCGCCGCCGTCCGACACGTTGGTGGTCGTCACACCGCCCGGAGCCGGGCTGCTCGTGGTGGCCGAGCCGGTCGGCCGGGTGGTCGGCTTGCTCGTGATCGTCGGCTTGGTGGTCGGGCCGGTCGTCGTCCCCGTGGTGGGAGCGGTGGTCGGCGGGGTGGTCACCGGCGGCTTGCAGGTCAGCGGGTAGGTCTTGCCGTGGAACGTGATCGAGCTGACCACCGTGCTGCCCTCGGTGACCCAGTAGCCGACGCCGAACGTGACCACCATGCTGGCCGAGGTGTAGGTGGCCTTACCGGGCTTGGTCGGCTTGCCCACCAGGTCCGAGTACTTCGCGACCGGGTGGCCCTGGCCACCGTCCTGGTCATACGTCATGGCGGTGGACCACAGCTTGCCGTCGGCGTTGGTGATCACCGTCGAGTACGGGGAGGAAGTCTCGACCTTGAAGACCACCTTGCCCGCGGTGCTGGCGTCGAACGAGTAGTTGACCCGATCCATGTCGGCCAGATCGATGCCGCCGACCGCGTGGTGGATGAGGTCACGGTCCTCGAACAGCAGCCCGGCCTCGGTCGGGGTCGGCAGGTCGCCCTGCTCATCCGGGTTGGCATACCAGTTCGTCAGGTTCTTACAGGTCTCGAACGACGGGCCCGGGGTCTGGCTCCCCTCGGTGGCCAGAGCCGGAGTACCGAGATAGAACCCGGCGATGATCGAGGTGGCAGCGACGATAAGCGCGCGTCTCACGTGTCTCCTTCTTGTTGACAGTTAAGAGTCAGGGCCGTCGGTTGAGACCCGGGCTGGGGTGGCATGTCGGGCTGGGTGGGAACGAAGCGGGATGGGTAGTCAGAGCGGGATGATGAAGTCGGGTTCGAGGTAGATCCTCAGGGCCATGACCACCTCCGGGCCCAGGGTGATCCTGCACTCCCCACCATCCGGCCCCGTCATCGTCACCGCCTGACAGCCATCCGGTCCGGCTTGGAGACTCAGCGTGGTCCCGTCCGGATCCTCGATGCTGATGGTCTCGGGCTCACCGCCAACGACGGTCTTGACGATCATCATCGTCAAGATCCCAGGGCGGGGATGGTGATGCCGACCGCGGCGCAGCCCCCGGCCAGGCCGGTGTACGCCTCGGTAATCGGCGCAACGTAGGTCAGGGCCGCCACCAGGTCGGTGGACTCCAGGCCCTGCACCTGCCAGGCCAGATCGACCATGCGCACCCCGTTGTCCCGGATGGCCCGGTAGCTGGAGTCGGCGAACACACCGCGGATCTCGCGGTACTGGTCGGGAGTCATCGCCTCCCCGGTCCGACCGCCCATCTTCTCGCCCTTGGCGATCGACTCGCAGGCCGCGATACCGGAGTCCTTGCCGATCAGCGGCACGCTGGCGGGGAGCAGGTTCAGCCGCTGCACGGCCAGGCCGACCACGGTGGCCATCGCGAGCAGGATCACCGAGAGGACCAGCAGGATGGTCCAGTTGCGGCGGACCTCCTGGTTGCCCGGGTCGCTCCAGCCGTGCTGAGCGGCCAGGTACGTCTCGTTCGGCTGCATCGGCGCCGGGGTGCTCGGGTAGTGGCCGACCGAGGAAGGCCGGTTCTCCCAGTCACTGCTGTTGACAGAGTGGTGACTGACCGAGGAAGGCCGGTTCTCCCAGTCTGTGCCGTGGTTCACGTAGGGCGGCCAGGTGGGCGGCGGGGTGGAGGGCACGTTGCGGCCGGGGATGATCGGCGGCGGGGTCAGCCGCTCGGTAGCCGGGTCGATGGTCATGGCGGGTTCGGTCTCCTCGTGCAGGGTGGTCGGTTCGTATGGGACGGGTTCGGGGTGGCTCGTCGGTATGGACAGGGATGTAACGGGCCGGATCGGGTAGTCGATGGGGGCAGGCATGTCGGTGTGGCGTGGCCCGGATGGTCTCGGCCTGTCGGGGCGGAACCTTACAGCAGTGCCGGGGAGGTAGTCAACTCCCCGGCACCTGATCGACCGACCTAGATCTCGTCCCAGCGGGTCACGTCGTATCGGCCGTAGCCCTGCGACCGGGAGGCGCCGATGCCCTGCTGCTCCCCGGAGGTCCAGATCGCGGCCCAGTCGCCCGGTTCGAACTTGTAGTCGGCAATCACCGTGAAGTCGATGACGGCATCCGTCACAAACTCTTCGTACTGAATGCCGGAGCCGCGGAACGTGTGCACAAACTTCTGGTTGACGCCGGTCGCCTCGGTCACCCCGAGATAGAGCTTCTCCTCGACCACGAAGACGTGCTCCGCCATGAAGTTGAGCAGACCCTTGTTGGTCTTCCCCCAGCCCTTCGACTTCAGCTTGTCGACGGCCATAGCGCAGGAGGCAGCCTCTTTCAGCGCCGCCTTCAATTGACGACCCTCGATATACAGACCCTTCTCGTCCTTCTTGAACCCGTTCAGGTGCTGGTTCAAATTGACAATTTGAGTGGCCTCCGCGGCAGTCACGCCGCGCTCCACCATGACCTCGGCAACCATCTCGCGGATGCGGTCGTCGGTGCCGCCGAGCTTGGTACGGAGCCAGCCCTCGGCCACCTTGGGATCGGTCGGCGTGCCGCCGACGATCGTGCCGACGGTGAGCTGGCCGGAGAACTTATAGGGGAAGAGAGACTGCTTGGCCTGGGCGAAGACGCTGGTCATGGTCGGTTTCTCCTTGATCGGGGTTGTCGGGTGGGATGGGGTTGGAAGGGATTGTCGGGAGGGAACGGGCCGGGAGGTCGGTATGGGGGCGGATTTGGGATGGGTCGGGCCGTCGGATGGGGCGAGTTGGGTTGTCGGTGCGGGTTGATGCGGGCGGGTAGGGCTTGTCGGTATGGAGGTGTGCGGGGTGGTCCAGGGTCGTCGGATCGGGAAGACACGGGTCGAGACGGGCAGTCGGGCTGGTAGAGATGTGGAACGGGCTGGGGAGTCGGGCCGGGCTGGTGCGGATTGGGGCGGCATGTCAGGCGCGTAGGGGCCAGGAACGGGTTGGATTGTCAGCCGCGTAGGGACTTGCGCATCTCGTCCAGCTGCTCGCTGGTGAAGTGCTCCGCCACGGTGCCGGTGCCGACCTTCTTGGCCAGCGCGGCGAAGAACGCACTCTCCATGGCGGCGTCCTCGGAGCGCTCGCGGTATCGAGCGGACACGAAGGTGAGGTCGGACGCGTTCATCAACGCGAGCTGCTTGCGCATCATCGACGCGTCCACCACGTAGTGCGTGGCCAGCAGGCCGGTCAGCTCGGCGGTCTCCCCGCGTTCCGCCTTCTCGGCCGCCTGCCGGAAGACCGAGCGCGGGCCAGCGGTCCGGGCGTGCGTCCGGCGGGAGCGGTCCCGCTCGTTGATCGCCTGGTGGACGAGGGTCACGGCGGTCTGTTCCAGCCACCCGGCCAAGAGAGCAGGGTCGTTGGCCTGAAGCTTCTCGACGATCTCTCGGGCCACGACGGCGGCGACGTATTCGCCGGTGGCTTCCTGGTCGATGACGGCGCGCATTTCAGCGACGTAGTCACGGGTCATGTTCGGGCCCTTCCTTGATCAGGTTGGTCGTTCGGAGTGTCTCGGGCCGGGCGGGCGAGTCGGTGTGGATCGGGATGGCTTGGTCAGTCGGTGCGGTCGGATCTGGGATGGCGCGATCTGTCGGTGCGGGTCGGGTTGGATGGGGTAGGGCCGGTGGGTCGGTGCGGGTTGAGGGGTGCCGGGTTGGGTAGTCGGTGCGGACGGGTCAGAGCCGGAAGGGGTAGTCGGTATGGGAAGGGCGGTGCCGGGAAGGACCGGGTTGGGTCGTCGGTATGGGCAGGGCGGGTCGGGCTTGTCGGTGTTGCGAGATGAACCTTACCGCCATGCCGGGGAGGTGTCAAGGCAACTCCCCGGCATGATCGATCAGCCCTTCTCGTAGCACTTGCTCCAGTCGGTGCCCGGCCGGGAGACATCGGCAGTGATCGGGACGCCCTTCCACTCGAAGGACAGCGCCTCGACCACCACGCGGCCGATCTCTTCGGCGTCAGCGGCGGGCACCGAGAGCACCACCTCGTCATGGACCTGCGCCCGCAGCATCGGAAGGATTTCGGAAGGCAGCCGAAGTAGGCCCTCCATCATCAAATCCCGGGCCGCGCCCTGGCCCATCAGCGCCGGGCCCTGGGTGTGCGCCCGCTGAGGGTCAGGCCGCATCGACCTGCCAAAGCCGTTATCCAGCAGCGCTCCCGAACTGGCAATAGCCCGCACTTCCTCGCGCCACTCGACCAAGCGGCCGAACCGATCCCGCATCGAGCGGTCGAACTGCATGACCAAGTCAGCGGGGATCTCGTTGTCCTCGCTGATGCGGCGCAGCGACTCGCCGTAGTTCCAGCCGTGACCGATCGCTTTGGCCGACTCCCGGAACTTGGCGTCGCCGAACAGCGCGATGGCCAGATCGGAGTGCGGATCCTCGGATCGGAGCATCGAGATGTAGGCCTGGTCCTGCGAGAGCCCGGCCACCGCACGCATGTCTACCTGCGAGAGGTCTACCGCGATCAGCACCTCCCCGGGATCGGGGAGCAGGACCGCCCGCTCGACGTGGCGGCCACCGCGCTTGCCCATCACGGTCAGCCCGGGCTTGGTCAGTGACCACCGGCCGGTCGCCTGCCGGAAGTCCACGCTCGGGTGCACCCGGCCGTCCGGCATCATGTTGCTCCGGATCGTTTCGTAGACCGTCCGGCTGGAGACGATGCGCCACACCGCCCGGGCGATCGCCCGCACGCCCGGCTTGTCGGCATACTCCCTCCCGTAATGCAGCATGGCGTCGGCGCTGACCTGAAGATCCTTCGCCTTCTCGGTCTTCCACAGCGACTTGGGCGGGACCCCGGCATCGATCAGAGCCTGCTCCAGCGCGAGCTTGCCCGCCTTGCTGGCCAGCGGCGCGAGGTAGGGCCGCCCCTTCTCGTCGTGCGTCGGCACCCCGTACTCACCGGACAGGGTGGCCATGGCGTCGGCCTTACGCTGCTCGATCTCGGCGATCCGCTGGCCGAGCAACTGCTGGTCCACCAGGAAGCCGTTGACTGAGATCTGGGCAGCGATGGCGGCCACCCGGTGCTCGCGCTTCAGGTAGACCAGGTCATCCCCGTTGTTGGCCAGCCGGTGGTTCAACTCGTGGTAGAGCCGACGGCTCAGCTCGACGTCCTGGCACATGTACGCCTTGAACGCCCGGCCGTCCTCGGAGTCGTCGATCGGGATCTTGTCCCAGCCGCCGTACCGCTTGGCCAGCTCCTTGCTGACGTCGCTGAGCTTTTCGCCCAGGCCGTACCGCTCCCCCATCGGGCCGAGACCATAGCGCCGGGTCACGTCCACGCCCTTGTCGCGGGCCATCGGCGGGTCGAGGTAGCGACCGGCGAGGATGCCGTCGAACAGGCGCCCCTCAGCGGCCAGATGGTGGATCTCGGGCATGGTCATCACGCCCTCGCGGACCAGCACGGGGAGATCGAAAGCCATGATGTTGTGGCCCGTGATCACCCGGCCGCGCCGGATGTCGTCGCGCACCAGTTCGGGCACGGTCTGAGGCCAGGTGTCGTCGTAGTCGATGACCGGCCCGTCATCGCTGGCCGTGGCCCCGATGCGGGTGTAGCCCGGGCCCGGGTGCCGGTACTGGTCGCCCGCGTCACCGGTCTCCAGGTCGAACGCGACCACGCTGGGGCTTTCGTCCCCGCCGATCGTGTCCCGGTCGTCGCGCTCGCGCGGGTCGCTGGCGCTCAGCGTCTCGTGCGGGCGCTCGATGGCGTCCAGCGCTTGTTCCATCTCACCGAGCCAGCCCGGCGCGCCGTCGTGCACGATGGCTGCTCTGTCCACAGGGTTGTCCACAGGTTCCCCTTCCTTTGACTCTTGAGTGTCAAGGTCCGGGCATCCCAGCCGATGGTTCATCGGCCAATCCGGACCTTGACTCGGGATCAGGCAGTGCGGGCACACCGGACCGGGCACCGGCGGCTCGGGGTCAGTCAGCCCAGGGGGAGGCGGCAACTCGTCCTCGGAGTGCACCTGCCACTGGCTGACGTGACCGTGTGCGGCCGAGACCCGCTCCAGCCAGTACCGGCCATACCGGCGGCTGCGGATCCGGCTGTACGCCTCACCGAGCGCCTTGCCGTAGGTCTTCTCGGTCGGGTCGTCCAGCCGGGGCGGAGCCTCGTAGAGGTCGGTGCCCAGGGTGAGCGCCTTGGTCTTGACCTCCCCGGTCTTGAAGGCGCGGCCGCCGAACTGCTCGAACAGCCATGCCAGGTGGCTGGTCCAGTACTGGCTGTCGAAGTCGCTCTCGGAGCGCCAGACCTTGAGGTTGTCGAGGAACCCGGGCAGGCCCGCGGTCTCGACGATCCCGCCGACGATGCGCTCCCAGACCTCGAACGACCCGAACGACACGCCTCGCTTGGGGGTCGGCGACCCGATGGCGAACCACGCCCGGACCACGGTGAGGATCGCCGTCATCAGCTCGCGCCGGTGGACCTTGGTCCAGCTGGCCAGGTCCATCCCGCTCTGCCCGGGGTGCCGGAAGCTGGACGCCGGGCGGTCCTGCGGGTTGGCGTACCGCGGGCGCAGGGCCACCCGGTAGACCCGGCGGGTGATGTCTCCCCGGACGTTGACGTTGTTGCCCAGCGACAACCAGGTGACCCGGTTGGGGAAGTTGGCCATGGTGCTGACCCCGAGCACCCGGTCCTGCCAGGTCTCGGCGGTCAGCGCCTGCGCCAGCGGCGCTCCCTCCAGCACGTGCGCCTCATCGAAAACGAAGAATTGCTTGCCGGTCCGGAAGGCCGCGGTGATCTGCTTGCGCAGTTCGTCCGGCTCCGAGACCCAGTTCATCGGCTCGGCGGCCCGGCCGGTGTAGACAGTCAGCAGCGAGTCGGCCAACAGGTTCTTGCCGACACCCATTTGGAGACCGTCGATCACTGCCATCGGGACCCGGGGAGCCATGCCCCGGATCGCCGGGGTGACCAGCAGGGCCAGCAGGTTGGCCCGGTCCGGCTCGCCGTCCAGGGGGAAGTCGCCCAGCCACTCGGTCAGCAGCAGCTGGACCGCGGCCCGGATCTGCTCCGGGCCCGGGCTCTCGGGAACGGTCAGGCCGTCGAACACCGGGTCCGGCACCAGCAGGGTCCGGGTCGCCGAGTCGTATCCCGGCTCACTGACGATCGACCCGTCGGGCCGCACGAACGGCGCGTGCGCTATCCGGTCGAGGGCGGCGAACCGGTCGGCCCGGCTCATCACCGACTTCATCGTCCCTGCGTCGGGCCAGCCGAACGTGTAGGTCGTCCCCTGGGCGCCCTCGTTCTCGCTGACCGTCTTGGCCGTGTTCTGGATGATGTCGTGGAACTGACCGCTGTCGACCGGCGCCATTGCGGCGTTGTCGCCCAGGCGGCTGATCACCCCGCCGTGGTTGAACAGCTCGCGCTCGTTCCACCGCTTGAGCAGGGCCGCGGTCAGGTCGTTGATCACCTCGAAGCGATCCCGGTTGATGATCACCGTGGTCCGGTCCCCGTCATCGTCCGGCGCCTCCCCGTTCTTGCGTTTGCGGACCGGCGCCTTGTCGGCGGGCTTGGGCCGGGCACCGGTGATCAGTCGCTCGATGAACTGGGTCCGGCGGCGGGTGGGCCGGGTAGCCAGGATGTCGTCGAGACCGGCTTTGTCGTCCCCGCCGGGCAGCCGGGAGAAGAGCACCTTCTCGGCGCCCTCCATGGCCAGCGCGTTGCCGAGCGCTACGCCTGCCTCGTAGACCTCAGGGTTGGTGGCCGCGTCGGCATCGAGCACCACGACGGTCAGGTGCCCGTCCACCACCTGAAGATCGGGGATGGGCTGCTTGTTGATCTGCCACATCCGGCACCCGGCGATGCCGTAGACCGAGACGTCCGGCGGTGCGTTGGTGGCGGCGGCCAGGGTCTGCTTGGTGCCCTCGACGATCAGGACGGCGCGGGGGTTGCGGACCACCCGCACGGCCCACAGCACCGGGACCATCTCCTTGGCGAACACATACTTGCGCGGCCGCTTGCCGGACGGCCCGGTGGTCGGGTCGTCCGGCCGGACTTGGTACTCGATCCGGCCGTCCTCGTTGGTCCAGGGGAACAGGATCGCGGGGTGGTTGGCCCAGTTCGGCCAGACCCCCTCCTGCGGGTTGTCGGCCCGGCTGGTCAGCGATCGGACGCCTAGCGACTCGGCCAGGTCGGGGTCGACGGCATGGGCGCGCAAATACTCCCGGTGCGCCTCGGTCAGCCCATATGAAATCTCAGGGCTGGTATCGTCGGCCACGTTCGGTCATCCTTTCTATGGGTTGATCTACTGGGCCGGTTCCCTCGGGGACCGGCCCAGCTCCTTGCCTAGCCGTTGACGATGCTGGTGATCTCGCGGACCAGCAGGTTGCCGTCCGGATCGTCGGCGTGCTGGGTGATCAGCCGCTGGACCTTGGCCAGCCGCGCCGATATATCCGCGATGACCTGGGCCTGGGACTCGGTCACCTGCCGCTGCTCGGACAGCAGATCCTCTGCCTTCTCCGCCCACCTGCGGTTCTCCCCGGCACGCCTGCGCTCGGCCCTGGCCACGCCATCGACCATCTCCTTGGCATTAATCACCTGAACCAGCCTCGTGTTCGTGTCCTCGAACTTGGCCCGCCACTCGTCCCGGCTGGCCCGGAGCGACTCCTGGTGCGCCTCCAGTTCCACGGCGTTCTCCACCCGGCGGCTGATGTCCGCTTCCAGGTCGCCGATCCGACCGCGTAGACCCTCGATCGTCCCGGCGTCACCGGCCGCCTGGGTCTCCAGCTCCTCGATCTCCGCGACCCTCAGAGCAAGCGAATGCTCCAGCTGGTGGACTTTGTCCCGGAGCCGATCCGCTGCCCAGTCGCTCGACGAACCCTGGACCTGTGCCTCGACCTGATCGCGCAGCAGCTCCAAGATCTGGGACCGGTCCGCCTTGATCTCGATCGTCACGTGCGCGTCGCGGAACTCCTCCGCCGTCTTGATACTGACCTGCATCGATGTCTCCCTTCCCGGAGAGATCGAGCGAGGAAGCCACCGCTTCCCCGCTCGGGATGTGGACCTTACAGCTATGCCGGAGAGGTGGTCAACCGGTCTCGACAATTCGTGCTTCAGAGCGCCAGCCGAACACTCGTTGGGGCTCTCCGTTCTTCCACCGCTCTCCGTACTGGTCGTGGTGCCATCGAAAGTTCAGCCCGTAGTGCATGGCGAATCTGATCACCGAGTCCCGAGCCGCATTCCGTACATCTGCGTCTTTGGGGCACCGGTCTTCCCAGGCCGTACGGACGATGTATCGGTCTCCGTCCGGCCCCTCCTGAATCACCGGCTCAACTTCCGTACGGCGCGCCGTCCCTGGATCCGGGTCACCAGATCCGCGGCATCGCCACGGCTCTTGATCCGCGGCAGTTTGTCCGCGGGCAGACCCTCCCGGAGCAGGCGCGACAGCTGGGCGTCGGTCGGCCGGAGCCTCAGCCAGCTGGCCGAGCGCTCGACCAGTTTCTGGAATGCCTTGGCCCGGTCCTCCCCGATGCCCATGGCCCAGTCGCTCGGGATCTCGTCCTGGAGGACAGTCAGCTTGCCGCCCTCGTAGGCGGCCAGCTTCCACGTGTCGGTGCCGACCGGCACCATCACAACGATCTCCTTGCCCGCACCCAGGCACCAGCCGTCCTCCACGGGGAGCCAGCGCAGCCGTGAAGACCCGAAGACGTCGACCTTCCCCGCTTTGCCCGCCTGGCAGTTCTCGTGCCGGGTGCCGCCCTTCAGTGCGATCCGCGCGGGCAGGTAGCGGTGACAGAGCGCGCAGCGGTGCTCGGCGAACTCGCACGGCACGCCGCAGGACGGGCACGCCGCTTCCTCGCCGGGCTCCTTCTTGTCCCGCTCGGCGTCCATGTCCAGCCCC